ACGATAGGCCTTTTTAATGTCTTCTGGAGTGGCGTTACGCTCTACTCCTAGTGTCTTGTAATAGTCCATAGTTGTAAAGTATAACACCGCCGAAGCGGTGTGTCAAGTGAAATTGGAAGAGTGATTAACTCTTACCGGCAATCTTCTCTTGTGAGCGTCCGTACGCGGCTAAGCCTAGTACAGCACCCATAGCGATGTGATATAGTCCGGCACCTTGTAAGGTCAATGGCATCCATTGTGATGTGACTTGACCTTTGCTCATTGCTTGTAGTAGTGACCATAGAACCGGGAAGATTACGAAGTCACAAGTACAAGTCAACATATAAATGACAGCCATCATTGGGCGCCACTTAGAGTTGATGAAGTCGCCGAACTTGTCGTCGGCTTTGATACTAGCCTCAGCGCCTTCTTGCATTGCGCCACCAGATGATTGTAGCAGTTTGCTTTGATCTTGCTGGGCGTTTATTTGCGCTGTTGCTGGGCTTTGAGTAGCTGTTGAAGATAGGCTTCCAACCCCACCTCCGCCAAAACTTGTGGTAGGTGCTGTTGCTGCTGGCGCGCTGAAACTGCCGCTACTGAACCCTGCTGTTGAAGCAGAGAAAGATGTTGACGCATCGCTTGTTGATGTGGTTGTCGTGGCATTGAAGTCTCCAAATGAAGTTCCCTGTGGGAAATCGTGAATGTGTGGGTCGTTAGCTAAGGCTTCGTGATGGTCGTCATCAAGAGCAAATGCTTGATTACCTTTTTTTGGTAGAATAGTTTGTGTTGGCATTGTTTTGTTCCTTAAATTAATCCTGCTTGACGCTTGATAGCACGGATAGCATCACTATCCTTATTTACTACGGTAGTCATTGGCACACCGGCAATTTGCTTCCACTCATTAAGTGTGTCGTCGCCCTGTTCATCTGGATGAGTCTCACGATATAAGTGAGGGCTGAGTTCTAATCTATCACCGATAAGTTCTTCTGTTGGAGTGAACTCCTGATCTTTGATTTTTGCTTTCCAGTCCTTAAGTTCGAAGCCTGTTAGTGTACTTAGATCGTCAAGCATCTCGATGATACGAGCAGGCACTTTTATTCTACGATTCATCTCCACGAATACAACATAGTTGCCACCTTTGACTTCACCGGGACTACTGTCCGCGTCAATGACCCAATCATATCCACGTTCGAACCACTCTGCTAGATCCTCTGCTTGTGCTTTGCCCTTGACTAAGAAGTCTAGTGTGATCATATCGTCATTCTCGCCGATACTGGATTCGTACTGATCAATGCCGATGTATGGAAGCATTTGATCTTCCATGTCCATGTGCTTGAGGCCTTCTGTTAGAATTTGTGTCATAGCTGTTCCATTACATTGCTGGTGGCATTGCGCCTGGAGCTCCACCTGGAGCTGGTGCTCCCATACCACCTAGGTCGCCCATGGGCATACCCATGTCTCCACCAAAGTTCTCTTCGCCTTCCGATTTTACATCTGCTTTATCATAGTCTTTGGCGTAAGCATCATCTAGATCCTCAAGATCAATGTTCTGATCAGCTAAGTCAATACTGCCTTCACGAATATCGTTCATTAACTGTTTTGGCATAGTGATATTGATTAACCATACTTCACGTTCGATTAGCTTAGGATAGTGTGTGCCTGGTTTGAAGTCGTCCGCGGTCTTTATCTTGACCGGCGTTTTAATCTTTGTTTTTTTGAACAGGGACTTACAACCCAATGGCAACAAGCGCTTGGCGCCGCGTGGATCAGGCATGATAGATGATGGCCACATGAATGTACAACTGACTTCATATCGCTTGATTTTGGGACCATCTACTAGTTCACCTAGTTCCCAGTTCTTAAATGCGTAGATATCGGCTTCGTCCAATACGCGCTCGAAATCAAGTAGAGTGGACATAGAACCATCACTGGTCATCAGTCCCTTGACGTTGTGTACGATTTCATCCCAGGCGGGTGAATCCATGAATGTTTTTTTCTTTTCGGATTCATTTAGTCTTGACTTTGTGCTCATAATAGTTTACCATGGTATGATGTATTTATCTCTTCGTAGAAGATAAATAATAGTGTAGTTCGCGGCTGGCAGGCCCAACTACTCTAAAGCTTAAAAGGAGCAATCAGCGATGTTATTTAGCAAAAAGAGGACACACTCCTCAGTTTATCGCAAAATCTATGAAGACCATCATGGACCAATACCGCAGGACCATCTTGGAAGGTCTTTTGATATCCATCACCGAGACGGCAATGACCTGAACAATTCTCCAAATAATCTAGTAGCACTGAGTATCGAGGATCATTATTCTGCTCATTTGGCGCAGGGAGATATCGGGGCCTGTAACCTAATAGCAAGACGCATGAATATGTCTAAGGAAGAGTTATCCGACTTAGCGAGATTACAGAACCAAAGCGCGTTACTCAATGGAAAACATTCGTTGATGACCAGGTCAGATGGGTCATCATTATCTAGTGATCGGGTTAAATCTGGCACACATCACTTATTAAAAAGAAGCGATGGCACATCACTATCTTCTGATAGAGTTCTAGCTGGAACTCATCATTTACTTCGTAGACCAGACGGCTCATCTCATGCTACTGATAGAGTTCTAGTTGGAACTCATCATTTATTAGGTGCCAATAATCCTAGATATGACTCTACCATATACGTCTTTGAGAATACTAAAAACAACGAGATAATGATATCCACAAGAAGTGATTTCGTAAAAAGACATGGAGTAGATGAAGCAAGTGTCAGTAAAGTAATATCAGGCGTAAGGAAAACTTGTGGTGGGTGGCGCATCAGTATCAGCACAGCTTAATATTTATGCTCACACACTAGTTTAAGAGAGTGTGTGTTTAGCTACATCCAATGTTGTAAATATTGTTGTTGATATAGGAGGTCTATATGAACCACACAACAAACATTAGGGAGTTAAAGTTGAGTAGAAAAAACACCAGCGCTAAGCGCAAAGAGCAAGAATACTATCCATCACGTAGCCAACAGGCACATCAGCGAGAGTATGAATCCAATACAATAAATTTCAATCCACAAAAACAACGCAAAGCAGTCAAATTAGTTCCCAAAACAGTCAATCAAGAGCATTACATCCTGGCCCTACAAGATAGTAATACTGACGTAGTTATTGCTGGTGGCCCTGCTGGTACCGGTAAGACCTATCTCGCTACATTGGCCGCTATAGAAGCGTATCGTAATAAAGAAGTTAGTCGTATCGTCATCTGTCGTCCTGCTGTTAGTATCGAGGGTGAACAACATGGCTTCTTGCCAGGCGATTTAACAGCAAAGCTAGCGCCATGGGTTCGCCCAGTTTTGGACGTGCTACGTGAATTCTATGCCGTCAAAGAGATTGAGCACATGATCGCCGAGGAGATTATCGAGTTCGCTCCGCTAGGCATGATCCGTGGCCGTACCTTCAAAGATACCTTCCTTATCCTTGATGAGTCCCAGAATGCTAGTCCGCTACAATTGAAGTCACTACTCACTCGTATTGGCCAAGGCAGTAAGTTCGTTATCAACGGTGATATTGAGCAGACAGACAGAGTTGCCGTTGACAATGGCTTGATGGACCTTACTCGTCGTTTGAGCAAGCATCCTATCCGTGGTGTAGAGGTATGTGAGTTCACTGTCAAGGACGTTCAGCGTCATAGATTGATTGGTGAAGTACTTAACTTGTACAAGTAAAGAATAAGGGGCTATATAGCCCCTTATCTTATCGTCCTACGATCATTTCGTAGATTGTTTTCCAGTCTTTGACGATTGGGATGTTAGTAGTGTGGTTCATATTATGGCCGTGTTCAACGATGATTGAACGTAAGCCCATCGCTGCGCCAACTTCGGCATTTTCCCACTTATCCTCAATCCAGGTATACCCCGAATCACGATAGGGTTCAAGTGCTTCGTCTTTGTCAGCACCGGTGCCTAGACACACGATCTCTTCAAACACAGTTTCACCAAACAACTTCTCTAAGTTCATCTTACGTAGACGCTGAGCATTCTTGTCTTTGCTTAGTGATGTGATACAGTGGAATACATAGCCATGTTCTTCGTGTAGCTTCTTCACGTAATGAATAGCGTCACGTAGTGGTGGTAAGAATCCAATAGCAGCACTCTCGTTGAAGATTTTGATTAGCTTCTTGCCCTGAGCATCGTCGATACCGTATCGTGTGCCAATACTGTAGTCGAACTCTGTGCCCTTCTGCTTTTTGAAGCCGTGCTCGTTCATCCAGCAGTCGAATGCCCACTCCCAATTGAGTAGTACACCGTCTGCGTCTGTAAGAATGATGTTACTGTCCATCTTTACTCTCGGGTTCAGTTGATTGAACTTTTTCTAGTTGCTCGATTAAACTTGGGTACACATCTTTGTAGTACTCATGTAAGTTCTCGAATGATGTTGGCACGATACTGCCCTCGATGATACACTTTTGAACTTTACGTTCCTTGTAGTCAATGATGACGTTACAAGTTTGTAAGTCACGAGGTTTCAGTTTTTTAGAGAAGCCGACTTGTTCGTCAATCTGGCCACCCGGCTGTCTTAAATATGTTATAAGCAAATATCTCATTTACATTGATCCATGTAGTTGTCGAATCGTTTACATGCTTCATCGAAGTCAACTGCCCATACCTTGGCGGCGATGACGTTATCTTCGATGATCATGTCGAACGGTACTAGGCCATTGAACCTGAAGTCTTCAGGTACCGGCGTAGTGACGATGAATTCATTCAACATCTTAGCGCGGTTGATGAAGTGGTCACAGATTTCTTTGGCCGTTTGCATATTAGGCGGCTTTCTTTGCTTCTGCGCGGGCTGCCTTTTCGACGGTGATTTCAGTGCGGCGAGCCTTGATTGCTTTCGCTAGTTCACCTAGTGCTTTACGAGCACGAGTGCCTGCTGCCGCATTGCCTTTTTCGAACTTCTCGTGTTCTGCTAGATATGCTTCTAAGTGTGTGTTGATTTCTTGGTGTGCTTGTGACATTTTGTTTCCTTTTAGTTGTCTACTTCCATTGTCAAGGCTTCATTGATAACCTCAAACAATTCTTCTTTAGTGGTACAAAGAATTTTACAATTCTTCCAATCACTATCTTTGTCTTTACCACCAATCTCGACCATGAACCCATTGTCATAGCGATTGATAGTAAAGCTCTCATTCACTTTAGTTAGTCTGGTTAACTTCTTAGTCATTTTATTTCCTTATTGAGTAAGTTCGATTAGTGTGGCGGCCAGACTGATTTCTGGGATACCGACTAATGATAGATTAGCAAGACCATTACGAATAATGATGATTGCTGCGTCTTTCTGTTCTTGTGTCTTACCCCACAAGTCGAGATTATTATAGCACCATGTGTAGATGCTGTCAAGCTGTCCTGGATTCATACTCAGGTATTGTAGCAAGATTTTTCTGCCGTCGAGAATTTTGCCTGCTTTGAACAGGGCAGTTGCTTCGACTAGGGTGCTGTCTTCATCGGACACGCCAGCTTGTGTAGGCAACAGTTTGCCAGTGGTTGAGTTGTTTTGTAGCTGATTGAGCATCTTACGCAAGTCAGGGTAAGTAGCACCAACATAGCTGTCAAGTGTGTCTAAGTCGAACTCGATGTTCTCTGTGACTAGTACTGTGGCTGCTCTAGCTGTGAACTCAGTGCGCTCAGGCTTAGAGATAATGAATGTCTCACAACGTGATTTAAGCGCAGGGATGACTTTGTGTACGTAGTTACAAGTCAACATAAAGCGGGCTACGTTTGCGTATTGCTCGATTAGACCGCGAAGTACCGCTTGTGCTGGCTGTGAGAGATAGTCAGCTTCGTCTAGTAGAACTACTTTGAATGCTCCAAATGGCATAGTCATCACAAACGATTCGATACGTTCGCGGATGAAGTCAACACCGTTATCACGTGATGCGTTGATTTCTAGTACGTCGAACTCCTGTACGCCTAGTTCGTTGATTAGAACTTTTGCTAATGTTGTCTTGCCTGTACCTGGCTCACCAGCGAATAAGACATGAGGGCAACTACCTTCTTTGATCCAGCCTTCTACTTGTTTCTGTTGACGTGTATCAACGAACACATAGTCCGATGCTTTTGATGGGCGATATTTTTCAACCCACAGTTTGTTTTTAAAGCTCATTTACGTAGTAACTCCAATGTTAAGATTTTTGAGATAGCATCGCCCATGTCGTCACTATCATTGATGATGTGTAATCGTTGCGAATAGCGATCAGTGCTGGCATCGTAGTGCGAGAGTTCTAGAATGAATCCGCCGATGGCTGGATGTAAGGTGAAGTTCATCGACTTGTCTCTGTTAAAGTCAGCACGATTTAGTCCTGATGCTACTTTGATGCCTGTGCCTGGTGAGAATTGTCCGCCGTTGATACTCAATGCCGTGCTCCTAGTCATTTCATAATTCTGTTTAGTTTTCTCTGCTTGGCCGGCATCGATCCGTCGCTGTATTAGCGTGTTTGCTCGTTTGAGCACTAGTTCATCAAGCCATTTCATATTCGACTGCCTTGTAAAGTGAGTTAGGGTACTGTTGTTGTAGCCAGACTAGTAACTCGCCATCGTACGGGAGTTTGACTGAGCCGTATTTGTTTGTGATGTACATTAGCCTGAGACCTTGTCAGAGATAGTCTCATCTAAGTGTGGTTGGTCACTGACCATCATAATAGAAGTTGGGTCTACACGACGAAGTGTGTGCTTGCCCGTCTCATCTTCTACTTCGATACCACGGGTCCAACGTCCGTGTTCGACCAAGATGTACTCGTCTACTTTGATGTCGTGTTGTTCAGGGCCTACTGCGTAGACTTGTGCCCAGCGTGGGCGGATACCGGATGATTTGCCGTCGTCACTAGGCAGGATGATGTTACCAATGATACGCTCTTTGAAGCTCATGTCCATGACAATTACGTGATCGCCTAGTGGCTTGAGTTGAGCCTTGTTTATCTTGTGGGGTTCGAATGCTAATTTGATCATGTAGCTATTGTATCAGTATTTGAGGTTAGATACAATAGCTTTTGGATCAATTTACTTCTTTTTTAGAGTTTCTTTACCAACTGGCTCTTCGGTATCGTAGTCATCTAGGTCAACGATATCGTCTTCATCATCTTCGTCTGGATAACGGATAAGAGGATTACGCTCGATCTCAGGTTGAGGTGCGGTCGGCGGTACTGGAGCAGGAGTTGGAACGACTACTGTAGGTGGCGCTACATCTGGAGCTGCAGGGGGTGGCGGTGCTGGTTGAGGTACAGGCACTGGCGTTGGTGCTGGTGCTGGAGGTGGTGTAACTGCTTGTGGTTGAGGGCGTGAGGCAGGAGCAGGCGGTGTTGGTGCTGCCTTTGGTGCCGTGCGACGAGTTGCCGCGCCGATGTTTTGCGTTGTTTTGCCATACACTCTATTGACACGATTAGTGCTGTCATCGATTACTCTGTTGTTACTGTCGAGTGTGTCACCGTTTGCGTTGACGTTCATGTTGCCAACTGCTCGAACGTTTTGATTCTGAGCACGAAGTTTTGCCATGTCTACTGACTTGCCGTTTGCTGAGCGATGAATTGCCATATTAATTTTCCTTTAAGAATTCTGTGATTGGGAGATCGAAGTATAGGCTGTCGATTTTGTGTACGCCGAGCAAGAACAGTACGTATGATGCTACTGAACTGCCTCGACCTACTCCCCATACTATCTTATTTACTCGGAGGGTGTCTACTAAGTATTTTAAATATTGGAGCAGGGGTAGGAGATTACGGTCAACGTAGAGCAGGAGTTCTTCGCCCACTCGTTGAAGTTGGGCGTCTGTTTGACATTGATCAAGAATGTACTGGACAATGTCTAAGTCCTGATACGCTTGAGGCATTAGCCAGTTTGCTTGTAGTCTAGTGTCGAACTCGTCTAGTGTCTCACTGGTGTTGACATACTCAATGAGATTCGGGGTATGCTCTAACTCTAAGTCAGGATCGATAGTGATCTTAGTCGTCGTTAGTGCTGTCTTGAGCTTTGCGTCTGGACGTGCGAACAAGATTTCACAGAGTTCTTGCTCCGTGAAGATGAATTGTTCGTAGTTGTCCTTGATCATGGCGCTATGATAGCACAGTTATGATTGTAGTGTCAATTGATTTTGGATCAATTGACGTTAGCTGATGTCGATCTTGCCTTGAATCGTAGACGAGGTAGCGTCGAATAGTTCTCGTTGCTTCTTGTCTAGTTCGGCACGGTATGATTGTAGCACCATTTGTATCTGGCCTGCCATTTCATATTTGCCGTTACGACTAGCGAATGCGAGCTTCTTGTTCAAGTCTGCTATCTTGTTCGCTAGTTCGTCCATGTTGACATCTTCTAATGAGCCTACGAATGGGTGGGTGATCATAGTGAAAAGCCTCCTCCTGAGAATGAGCCTGAGCCTGATACGTTGCCGTTAGTGTCAGTTGCATATGGCATGTACAAGTATTTTGTGGTTGAGCCTTGTAGATTATATGGATCGTTATACGAAGTTGTAGTTGAGAACGCCGTGGTATTATTCGATGAATTTGCTACATTAGCTACTTTACCGTCAGCACTGTTCTCTGCTATCCAACGTCTAACATCATACTGATTAAAGTGCGGGTTCGCTTGTAGAAGACAAGCTAATACTCCAGTGACCTGCGGTGACGCTTGACTGGTACCGGATTCTTTAGCATTTGTGTAAGATGTCGAACCATATTGCCATGGTCCAGCGGTTGGCGAATATGGAGATGTTCTTCCGGCTGCTGACCATGCTCCTAATATCATACCGCCGGGTGCCCACACATCGATTCTTGGGCCGCAGGAACTGAAGTATGCTTTGGCTGTTGAGTTGACAGGAGAATAAGATGGTTTCGGTTTCACTTCCTCGCCACGATATGTATAATCAATAGCCCCTACACATATCACATTATCCGCTGAAGCTGGCGATGACCCTCGATGATAGTAAAGTTTATTTCCTGTCACTAAAGTTACATAATTATTGTAGTCACTATCAGTTTTATTAGATACCAAATACCCATTATTACCCGCTGCTCCAACAAATATTACTCCTACATCAATACAATCTTGTATCTCAGCATCGATATCTGGGTTTCGAAGACCTGATAATCCACTAAATGATACAAATCCTACTTTATTTAAAATTTCCGTATCCGTAAAAGTCCAATTATTGCCTCTCCAATTACCGGAGGTTATATAACCCGTAGTAGGGTCATAGAATGACCCCCAACTCATATTAACTATAGTTGGGTTCTTAACTCCAGTTTTAGAATTAATTGGTTTGTTTAAATGGAACATTCTAATAGCAACGAAGCTAGCACCAGTATCCATACCACCTGTATCTTGGTCAAAATTTATGTGCATGGGGTAAACATTAGCATTCTTAGCCCATCCATAAGTTTTACCGGCAGCAATACTAGCAACATTGGTTCCATGACCACTAGCGTCTGTATAGAACTTTGGCAGGCCCGTTACCTCGCCTTCTTGTATCCATGCCACCAGTGCTCCATCTATAGATGACACATTGTTGATTCGAGGAGTAATATAATCAACGGTTATACTAGTACTAGTGACTGAGGTCACTAGAACTCTATCTATATTATATTCACTTGGAATAATACCAGGATTTGGCCCAGGTAGGAAGCCCTGATTTTCCCATGAATATACGCCAGTGATCGTAACATACGAGCCTATCTGTGGCAAAACTGTATCATAATTAAAATTATATGTAACTATACGCTTACTAACTTGGGTGAACCCAGTTACTATTTCTGCGGCGTCCCAATTTATTTTTTTAATTCTATTCTTACCAAAGGAATCTTTAAACTCAGAATGGTTATACTCGATACCAGTATCCTGTATAATTACATCAACATCAGTGCCATCAAGTGTATAATTTATAGTAGAACCTACTTTTCCAGTAGTGCCATATGGTCTAGTTGTTTTACTAACACATTCGTATAGTCCCCAATTAGATTCCATATAACTAGTAGGAGCATCTGTTATTTGATCTGGTAATCTACCGAATACAAGATTATTAACACTAGCAGCAGTTCTCTCAACGATACCATTCTCTGCCTTAGTTCCCCAACGACAACCCATCACTCGGCCATCTTGTTCCCAGAATTCCATCTGTTCACGTGTCATAGTGAATGCTACGTTTCTGTTACTACCTGGATAGATATCGAATATCGTAATACCAGTAGCAAGTACTTCCTCAATAAGAGCATCTATGTCAACACCCTTATTAACTGTTAAGACAACTTTGTTAGTATCACTCATATGATTAGCTTAGTGTTGCTGACTTCCATGTACCAGGTGATCCACTCACCGTACACACCCAAATTTTGCTGTTGCCGATGTCAATCACAATCTGCCCAGCTGTACCGGTGGTACCAACTGGTGTTCCACTAGTGATAGGCGTAGTAAAGATATTACCACCTACTTTTAATCCACTACTAGTAATTACTTGTGAGCCGCTACCAGTAGTTAACTGGATAGAACTTGTACTTGTAACTGTGACTGGACCACTACCATTAGTGACGATAGCATTAGCTGTTAGTGTACCATTTACTGTAGCATTACCATTGATGATAGCCACGTTAGAATTAATCACATTAGTGGTTAATTGCCCTGCTACTCCCATCGTATTCACATTCGCTTTTGATGCTGATACGTTACCGGATGTTAAATTGCCACTAACAGTAGCTGTTCTGGTAGTAATCGCACCGAAGTCGCCAGTGCCGGATGTGATGATATTATTACTACGGCCACTAGTTTCCAATAACGAGATAACGTTAGAATCTGCATAAGATGCCGATGTCCAACTTAGACCACCAACACCATTAGTAGTTAACATTTGACCGTTTGAGCCTCCAGTGATGCGTAGATTTGATACATTACCTAGGGATACGTTTGCGCCACTCAACGCTACGTTACCCGTAGCAGTTAATGATGCGGTACTTACCGTAGTAGAATTGATAGTAGTGATTGCGCCAGTAGTGCCATTAAATATAGTAGCATTGGCATTACCAACAACAGTTAATGTATTACCATTTGTCCACGTTAAATTAGCACCAGTTTGTCCCACTGTGGTACCAGCACCTGAATAGAAAGCAATTTGATTAGCAGCGCCTGAGCTTACTGTGCCTGATCCACCACCGTTAGATGATACCGTTTCCCATGATAACCCACCAAGACCATTTGTCATTAAATACTGATTTGCGCTGCCGCCAGTGATGTGTACATTTGCTACTGTGCCCAAGGTTACATTACCGGTAAATGATACGTTACCAGTAGCATCCAGTGCCGTCGTAGTTAACTTAGTGTTGGCAGTTATATTAGCAGCTAATACGTTACCAGTAGCATTAACAGTAGTCACATTAGCAGTCGTTACTGTCAATAAAGTACTAGCGATAATATTATTAGCAGTTAGGGTGCCCGTGATTGTCGCATTTTGTCCAGCGCTGATGTTGCGTGTTGTTTTGATATCCAGAACAGACGATGAATTTGAGTTAAGTAGGGCGATAACGTTGCTATTATCATAATCACCACTAAATGATGATGAACCGCCACCTGATACTGTTGTCCATATGTTACTAGTTGAGCTAGTACTGAACACCGTGTTACATACATACAGCGCAGTACCATCAGTGCGTACATCGCCAACTACATCGCCCGCGGCACCTCTAAAAGATTCGTAAATGAACTCGACATCAGTAACAGTAGTGCCGCTGTATGGAGATAACAGAGTGAATGTAGTACTATCTATAAATGTACCAGAACCAATGATTACATTAGATGACTTTAAGATCAGTTTTGTATTAGTTAGATCGGAAGTAAATGCGGCATAGGTTGTATTTGTGGCGGTGTTTAGTGTAACTGTAGTACTGCCATTAGTCAAGTCAATATTACCACCAGTGAAGATGAAGTTAGCATACTTGATCTGTGTTGTTTGTCTTGGGCGATCAACAGGCACAATTTCAACTGTTGTACCGCAATCAACTGATGCGAACTGATAGTGTACTTTTGTAACGCCGGATGGAATAGTAATCAGAGGATATGTGGCTGAACTGTCTAGCCCTTCAATGGTGTCTAAGCCAATACTAACACTGTCAGGTAATATAATTTGTTTGCCGCCAGCAATATCAATAATAACGTCAATCACACCTCTGGTACCACTAGGAGCCCACTTACTGAACTGTAGATTTAAAGGCACAATCGAATTGCCATCCATCGTACCATACTGAACATCACCAAGAGTACAGTCAACCGTCACTGTACCACTCAAGTTAGTGCCTAGATTGTATGTACTAGCTCTAAAGCTCAGGGTCTGTACGTTAGCAATGATACCATTGTTCATATCATTGTCCATACTAGTACCAGACAACGCTGACTTGACTAGTACCTTCGATTGTAGGTCAGTAATCTCTGTTGCCGCAGTATCTAAGTTGTTTTTAATCGAAGTGAAGTTATCTCTAAAGCCCTGGCTAGAATTGTTAACGCCTGGGCTTGGGTAGCTGCCTACGATTGATCCTGTATTGATATTACTCATTCCTTGTATTCCTCTTATTCATGTATTTATTAGTCAATTACTTGATGATGTTATTCTGTGTAAAGATAACGTATGTATCCTGACTATCATCTGCTACCATCGTACTCTTAGGTACAGTAGATAAGGTCATTGTTCCATTTGCTTTTGGTGTTAGTGCTGTACTCACTACGTTGCCATACTGCTGATTTCTAACCCAGATAGTATTCGCTACCACATTACTGACCCAGTATGTAGCATCAAGGTTAACGCCTTCTACCGCAGTACCAACAAACTTAACTGGTTGATTATTAGTTAAGCCCACTGTGTTGTTGACTACGATAGCCGTGTTACCGTTAGTGAATGTAGCAGTCAATTCTGGCCAGGTGTCGCCGGTAGTACCGCCATATGTATACGTTAGTGCTCTGTCTACTTCGAAGCGATCCATGTCGAAGCTGACTTGATTGAGTGAGAAGCTATTGTCTGCTAAGTAAGTTGAGATACTTGATAGGACAACACTGCTCTTGCCTGGTAGGGTGTAGCATAGTACCCAGCAAGGCACAAAGCCTAGTACGTTGCCGTCTGCCTGTTGTGTGACCATCCATAACGGTAAGACATCACTGTTGTTTATTCTGCCAATTGTGTCTTCTACTTGCTGTCTCATGTTAGTGAGACTGTTAGGTGATACTAGTGTGCCGTAACTTACTAGCGGTTCACCGGCAGCATCGCGCTCAGTGACAATCTCTCTAACCCATGTTAAGTCTTTACTGATTGATACACCAGTACTACTGACTAAGCTGTCTTCGATCGGTGAGTACACAACTTCGTATACGATATTGCCATTCTCATCTCTAGCAACCGCTGTCTTTAAGTCACCCAAGGTTAGATTTTTGTAGTAGTGATTCTTAGCAATAGCTGCGGCGTATGCTTCATAGAATGTGCCACTAGCTTTTGATGACACGCCGTACATGTGACCGTACTTAATACCTGTAGCAACGCCAAAGTTTACATCAGCACTACGATAGATATTCTTAGTGACGCTATTGTCCTGTGTGCCTGAGATGTGTACTAGTAGATTGTCTACTTTACTGCGTTGATCTTCGTTGATTAATGCGCTTACGTATAAGTTGTCATAAGGCTCTACATACTTCTGTACCGTTGTGATTGAGAACTCCTGCTCTTTAGTGATCTCCGCATACTTCTTACTGTATGCTTGTACTGTGAAGTTGTATGTAGTAGCGGTGTTAGCTGTTTGATAGTTCTCAGTAGGCTGGAATGCTACACGACCAACGATGTCGCCGGTTGATAGTAGCTTGAGTCCGGGAGGTAGTGAGCCGTCAACTAGTTTGAATCTACCATCATTAACAGTTGAACGTAGCGTCATTGTGCCAGTAGCGTTAGGAGTCACTACGTTGCCGCCTAGTGTTCTGCTGATTGTTAGCGCTGTGCTTGTATCCGTAACGTTACTCTTGATGTAGTAGGTAGCTACGTTAGAGATGTTACCAACGTTGTTGCCAGTGAACGTAACAGGTTGACCTTGTAGCAAGCTCTTAGCGCTGACTACGCCGATGTTAGCATTGCCGTTAGTAATCGTAGCAGTAGTTTCGATGCTATCACTACCGAATGTAGCTTCGATATTAAGCATACTTGTACTACCGGACGTGATAGTGCCTAGATTGCCATCCGGTGATGACCAGCCAATGCCGGCGTTGATAGTGCCAGACATCACGAATTTGTATTCATGTGGTCCGGATACTAGTGGCGGATGATCTGTTGAGTAGATCGACATAGTGTTACTAGCGTTAGCTATGATGACGTTGCCGTTAGATGATACCGTGATGTGCTTAGCCGTGTAGCTTAATGACAATGTGCCGTTAGCGTTAGGTGTTAAGTTTGCTAGAGTAATCGTTGGGTTTCTAGTCGTAGCTGATGTCGTTAGAGCAGCAGTTGACTTGATCATAGCATTACTATCGATGGCAGTAGAGATAGTGATGTTGTTCTTAGCTGCGGTAGTCAATGTCATCGTAGCACGAGTGTTTACGTTGAATTCGTTACTTGCGTTAGCACTTTCTACAATCGTGATTGTTGAGCCTGATACCGATGATACTTGATAGAAGTTAGCTGTTGTGTTTACTGTTACTGCGGCATTGGGTTCGATAAACTTAGCTATCATTGAGCCTGTAGCGTTAGACATGAATGTTACATCTAAATCAACCAATGTAACTTTACGTCTAGCTTGACCCGCTACTGTTGGTTCTGCCCATACTGTATATATAGTGTTGACGTTAGCAGTAGTGGAGTTACCGACATTAGTGCCATTGATATTGCCAAACTCAACATTAGAGAATACCGCGTATTGTTCTGTATTAATGTTAGTGGCGTCTGGTGCTATTAGTATTAAGTTACCGGAGTAGTTAGCTTTCGTATTACCAGAATAATAGACGTTAGCGTCAGCGCCGACATCGAGATTAGCATAGTAGTTAGCGGGCGTAGCAGTCATTGTAGCAGTAACTACTTTAGTGTAGCTACGCGGCGTGAAGCTAGTGACAGTGATGTTAGCGCCTGTGTCTAAGCCCTGTATTGAGTTTACTGTGATTGTATTACCAGTAGTAGACGCCGATGTAATGATAGTATTATTTATTGAACGAACAAAGTATGTAGCAGCGTTAGTCAAGTTATTATCAATGGTGTTAGCTAGCGTAATAGGTTGATTGAGCTTGAGACTAGTAGTATCGTCAACTAAGATATTAGCGGTGTTAGCGGCGAATGTAGCAGTGATAGTATTACCTGATGATATGTCAGTCACTGTGTAGTTGTTAGCGGCACTAGTGCCCTCTTTAATATTATCAAGCGCATCACTAAACCATACTTTTGAGTTTACTGCTAAGCCCGTTGTATCGCTGATAGCAATTCTAGTGCTGTTTTTTGTGATGGTAGCGGGTAGCGTAACGGTGTCCGCTATCGTTGAGATTGTGTACGTCTCACTGTTACTGATGTTGCCAACAGAGTTACCAGTGAAGTTGACTTGTCTGCCCACTGTTAGTCCGTATGTGTTACCCACTAAGATGATACTACTGTAGTTACTGATAGTAGCAGTTGTGTTTATATTCGCTACTAAGTTAGGGGCAGCGACCGTGACGTTGAACTTGTATGTGTTGATGTCAGTGCCTATGTTGCCTAGTGTGCCGTTGATCCAGCCGTTAGCCGCCACGTTACTAGAAGTCGGACTTATTAGCATAGTAGCATCTAGTGTTTGTAGTGTGCCGTTAGCAGTAGGTGTAACTAAGTCGCCAACTACATGAGTGATTACGTTAGCGATGTTAGTATCTTTATTGGTATACAAATTAATCGTGTTCACTGTATTAGGAACTGCTGACCAGTAATACTTCATTGTGTTACCGACATAAGTGTTTACGTTAGCAGCATCGCCATTTGATAGCACAGTGTTACCAACATTGCTGCCAATGAACGAGATTGTAGTACCCAAAGCATTTAGTGTCGTCATCACAACGTTACTATCGTTAGCCGTGAATGTAGCAATAGTAGGAGCAAAAGCATTAGCGCTGTCTGCAATGCCAGCAGTCAGACCCGTGATAGTGTACGTAAGTCCGTACTCTGCGCTTTCAGTTTCACCGGCGTTGAAGTTGTGACCGATCATCTTGTACACTAGTTGATTATCTTGTGTGTAGCGACCGATATTACTATCAGTAGAGTAGTACGCGAAGTATGGATCAGTATTACTGATTACTTGCGTTAGTGGTCTAGTATTGAGTAGTACTGGCACTCTACCCGGGAACTCTTCACTAGTTCCCGCTAAGTATTGATTCAAGCTCCATGCTGCTTCTTGATTAAGAATAGCTATACTGTATTCAGCAGTAGAAGTACCTGATTGAGTTGTCACGCGAACAGTGAATGTGCTCAGCTTAGTTGTTGGGCTACCATTGACATCAACAGCACCCCAATATACCGGCAGACCAGCATCATCTATCGTAGTGCGTTTACTAGTTGGGTAACCCGAGATAAGACCACTAGTACTCAGCTCTAGTCCGTCCGGTAACAGACCTGAGTCAAGTGTAAATATCGCTGTTACATCTGGGTCATTTAAGTTAGCTACAATTTGAGTTTCAAAGTACGTGCTGTCTAGTGATACTCTGCCTACTGTGCCGCCGGCTGTGTAAGTAATACTTGGCAGCGTTAGTGGGTTTGTTGGTGTGTTGTTTGAACCAGCATTCAAGCACAACTCGAATGTACTATTACTGCTGTCAGCGTTGCTAACGTAATACATGTTCTTGTTCAACGTTGTAGCAGTGCCGCCGATAATGCCAGCAATGTAGATCGGTGTGTTGTTAGTGATGCCGTAGTTAGTCAAGTTGTATGGCGCTACACTTACTACAACACTATTACCGTTGTTAGTAATATTGCTGATAGATGCTGCCGGTACATCAGCATAGTAGCGTGTACTCATATCACCTAGCATGCCAGTTATTGTTGCGAATGTCGGCGGTGTTGGTCCGGCTACTGTGATGTCAAATGTTCTGTCACTGATGCCAACTACAGTAGTATTGTTCTTTTCAATAGCTCTGATAGTAAACGGTGTTGTTGTATTCGCACTGACTTGCGCTAGTGTGCCGCTTAATGTAGCTGTATTGTTTGCTGTTTGAGTGAGCACTAGATTACCGGCAGGGTAACTACCGTTGAGTAGCTCAAAGTTCACGATGTCACCGCGTACTGCTGCCTGTGCTGAGAATACATGGGTGAATGATGTGCCTTCTGTATGAGTATTTTTGATGAATGTGTACGGTATCGATGAGTTACTGGTGACGTTTGATGATAGAGTTACTACTTGACCAGTGATTGAGGTTACTGTTGTTGGTTGAGTTATGGATGACGCAGTTACTATTAGGCCAGATACGATGTTTGTTGGATCATCTACCGTTATCTTATTATTACTACTTACTGTGCCAGTAGTAGTTGTTATAGTTGTAGTGACTTGGCCGGGCGGTGTAATCCACTTCGGCTGCGAACGTGCTAGTACTACGTAGACAAAGCGTCTCTCGTCGATAACAGTTACGTTCGCTGAGTTCTGTTTTGTTACTCTGAGCGTGAACGAGAACTGTCTATCAGCGGCAACTACTTCTGGTAAGCCCACTAACTCTGCTGCCGCTATACCAGACACGCCGTTGTATGTAGCAGTAATAGGTCTTAGAGCTAGTTGAGACTGATCGATGATCTCGTATTTGATTGTATTGTTTAAACCCGGACTACAGATGAACTGAACAGGATGAATGGGCTGACCTCCGGTAAAGGGGCCAAGCATGTTTGATTCCATAGTTCCAATCGGCGGAGTTGCCCACATGCCCACTGTGATTGAGAACTGTTGTGTTTGTTGAGCTACTTCGATGCCGCTGAACCCATAGCCCGTAGCTTTGATTGAGAATGTACTTACTTTGAATTTATCAGTAGTAGTTGGCTTGCCTGAGATTACACCAGTAGTAGTGTTTAGAGTTACGTTGTCGGGTAATGCGCCTGCGACTAACGAGTATCTAACATAAGACATCTGTACCGGTGGTATTCTAGTCTGTAACTGAATGTTGAGTGATGAGTAAGCGGCGTACTCACCTAATGAGCCTGCTTTAGTTACCCAGTTTAACCACGGAGCAATAGATATATTGAATGTTTCATATACATCTTCTGTTGAGCTATCACTCTTAGTTAATCTAGCTCTTACGACGAACCAGATCACTTGAGCGGTGTCAGTGTTGTTAGTAAGTGGCACTCCAGACAACAGACCAGTAGCACTTAGCGTAGTGCCAGTAGGTAGATAGCCGGATGATAGCGAGTATGTAACAGTACCAGCATCCGTTGAAGATGTTAAGAACTGAAACGATATCGGTAGCGTCTCTTTGTATGTACCAATACTGCCTGCTGGGGTTGTCCAAGTTAATGCCATATTATTGTTGCTTTAGTAAGTCGAGAGCGATTTGATAGTGATGTTGACGATCAGCTAAGCCGATTGTGCCGCCGTTGATACGCTTAGTTAGCATAACAAAGTCGCCCTTATCGCACCATTGACTTAGATTGTTGTTATCCCAGAACCAACCAGCACTACTTACCGCGCCGTTAGGTGTTTCCATATAAGCAACGCATTCGTCAATAGAGATGCCTAAGTCTTCTGCGAACTTAGTATAGTTAGCACGGCCAGTCAATTGAATTAGGCCACGGCCGCAGAAGCGATAGCCGTCACCACTTGCTTCGTCACCGTTAGACATACGATTAGCATAAACACGATTAGCAATCTTCTCTGGCTGACGCTCATATGGCTTAGCCGATGCTTCATCAGGGAAGTACTTTTTGAATGTGCCGACTAGACCTTTAGCGCCGTAGTTCAAGTTCTCTTTGACAAAGTTGAATGCGCCACTCTCGTGTGCTACTTGTGCTAGGAAGCCAGCTAAGCGTTCAGGAGTTTGAGTGATCTCGTAGTAGTCACATACTTCTTGTAGTGGCTGCACGTATGCTTCTAAGACTGACTTTTTAGTCTTAGGGCATAGTTGTTGGAGTAATTCTAGGGTTACGTGGTACATTTATTTTCCTTTTATTTAATCTTTAATATTTACGGTACTGAAGTTCCAAGTTGATGGTACTTTAAGTGCTGCTAATATAACTGCGTTACTTGCTTGCTGCTTAGTGGAATAGAATAGCGTTGTGAGTCCTTCGTATTCACCACCCATGCCTTTTGATGTAAACTCAGCATCGGGGAACATTGTTCCATCACTGAATATAATGTAATCAATCACGCCGTCCGCTTTATGCTCAATCTGTGATATCTCTTTTGGTGTCTCGTGTCCACGGACTTCAATCACCGCAGATGAGGTGTGTGGTTCAAATTGAATTACTGCGACCTTAGATCCCACGGCCATTCGCACTCCTCTTCGGCCATCAATAGTTTTTAAATAACTCTGGAAGCTAATCAAGTCAGCAATGGCTGGATGACTGGACTCAATCAAGGAGTGTTCCGCTAATCGACGAAGAGTACTTGCTAATATATTACCGTCTCTGAACGGAATTTCGGGATTAGTAATACGATCACGTTTTAACCTAGCGTAATATGCCGCACCGAAGTTTAATATTTGATCTTCCGTGACCATAAACTTAGCAAACTTCCAGCCACTGCTAGTGGATTCGTAAATTGTTTTGTCGAGTTTGCCGTATACTCTAAGCATACGACCAGCGATAGCGTTTGCTTCGTCTTCGATTTTGAGACGTTGCTCGTCGTCCATGTCGTTAGTAGCAGTGCCTAATTCGAATTGACGGTGGTGGCACAATTCATGGCATAGTGTTCTCATAGCGTCTGCTGCGTTTCTGTTTGAGCAGTGTGCCCAGATTTTGCCAGCTGAATTAGTACTGCCGAATGAGCGTTGCTTGAGCACTCTACTCATATCTGTACCGTACTCAATGTCCGGTGGATTCTCGATACCTAGTTGGTCGATAGCCCAAGCAGCAAATTTCTTGACTTGCTGTACTTTATCGTTAAGGGATTTGACTTCGTTTATTCTCATTTTGGCACCGTATTGTGTATTTATCACGATCCAATCAGCTAAATAACTACGAAGGAATTTAATCATGAATAAACTAATCGTAACCTTGGTACTGGCATTAGCATCAGTATCATCATTTGCCTGGACACAACGGGCACCATTCCCGGTTGACCAGTGTCGAGTACACGCTCCGTACGGCTTCCCACAAACTGCTGGCGTTCAACCGCTATGTCAGCAAGCATATCTAGTCGGCTATGATGCTGCCGCTAAACTACCTAAGTTCGTTACCTATGAACTCGTACCTAAGAATGCTCTAGGTTGTTTCCCACGTACTAACGCTTTTACTACTAATCAGTTTGTCGCTAATGGCGCTACGCCAGACGACTACGCTGCCACCGGCTATGACCGTGGCCACATGGCACCAGATGGTGATCTATCATGGGACCAGCAAGTTGAGTACGAGAGTTTTCTAATGACTAACATGGCACCACAAGCAGGCTCATTGAACCGTGGTATCTGGAAGTTGCTAGAGACATCAGTACGTGGTTGGGCGGTTCAGTTGAATCAACCATATACCATTTACGTAGGTAGTGTTTATGGTGCTGGTAACCCAACAATCGGCAAGGGTGTTGTTGTCCCACACGCTTTCTACAAGATTGTTATCAATAACGCGACGGGTGAAGTTGCTGGCTGGTGGTTCCCACACGTCAAGCCGTATCCTAATCTAGGCAATGACTTGACTAAGTTCCGTAAGCCTATCGCTCAAATTCAGCAAGAAGCTGGTGTCAAGTATACTTTCCCTAGCAATGCACGTGAAGTACAGCCTGGTCAAGAATGGCCAGTTGACTACGGTAAGTTGACTAATCAAAAACGTGCGTACTGTAAGAACCCTACTGCTGACGCTAGTGAGTAAGTTTCGAAGCATTCAACAAAAAGGACCCACTGGGTCCTTTTTTATTTCTTCTTGATTCGTTCTTCGAGTACTGCTATATGCTGTTTGTTCTCTTGGATTTGATCTCGATTGAGTTGAATTTCCTTTTCTAACTCTTGTCGTAACTTCTCTCGTGCTAGTTCACTACCAGTATTCGTAGCTTGCTTGTTGTCTGCCGTGACTACTAGACTTGCTTTTTGATTGAGTATCGTTACTTCGTGTTCTAGTCTGCTTACTGCTGATAGTAGATAGCCTACACCAGCGATTAGTAGTGGTAGTAGGGCGAAGATTAGCTTCTCGATGAATTGTCCCTTTTCGCTTTGTTCACTCATTTAATCACCACTTTCTACATGACCAATAACGAGCGCCGGTTTTTGGGCCCGGATTATCGCAGTTGTGTCGTGCTCTAAAGCTACGACGACGAGCAGGATTGTTCTTTTTGATTGTTGAGTTAGGGTCACCGAAGTTGACTTTGACTACGTTGCCCTTTTCGTTCTTAGTATATACTTTGAACTTTTTTACATCGCCTTGCATAGGTTTGTTTAGTGTGACTTTGTGACCCTGATACTCAGCTTCGTTAATCATCTCATCGTTATATTCCATAACGCCGTATGCTTCGAAGAACTCGTCATCGTTGTTGTAAGTTTCTTCTAGTATGTCTTCCGCCACACCTTCTTTTCTAGCACGAACAATCTTATATTCGTTACCATCTCTTGGACCACGATAGTGAGCAACTAGAGCATCTTCTGCGTCTTGCTTACTACGGTGCGGACTAACAATCTCACCAGTTGTTACATTTTTAATGAAGTGAGTAGTATCTTTAGTGGCACCTAGGTCTTTATACTTAGATACATTTGTTTTCGCCACTCCTTCACTAGCAGCGTCTTTAAAGTCCTGATCAGTAGGTGCGCCTTTACTGCCTGGCTTACGCATCCGCTCGCCACGCTTGCGCTTAGCGTGAATGTTTGCCCACAAGCCTGGGCCTGTTTTGCCTTCGCTGATGATTTCGTTGATTTTCATTTTTACTCTCTCGTTTCTATTTCTTTTATAGTAGGCAATGACAATTCAAATCTCATAGCAACCATCGTGTGGAATGACTCATATTTTTCTGTTGTTGCGAAGGTAAAGACATTGTATGTTGCCCTTTCTCTTATTAATTCAGAAGGATATGTTTTTGATTGTCCATTATCACTAAACGTCATTTCTTGTTGATTTCTACTAACAAATGCCATAACTGTTACTTTATCTAATAACATAACTCTATTGTTCATTAAACACGTAGGGACAACAATATATTTATTATTTCGTTCAGGTACATCCGACATTGACCATAGAAGTTTAAATTGTTCTACTGAATCATTATTGTTTGTTTCTGTTAAGTTATTAGTTACACTTAACTCTTCAAATAATTCCATTCTATCGTCGAGATCCATGCCCTCATTTAGGCTGCTCCATGTATATGAAGTTTTTTTATACAGAACCTCGTTGATTTTCATTTTGCTGCCTTTTCAAATATATTTTTCTGAACTTCATACCACTCGATCCAAGCATCGTTCTTTACAGCACACACGTAGTATGTGCTGTAGTTGATTGTGACTGTATTAGCTACGTCACTTAGTTTAGCACCGTCGTCTAGTTTCTGTAGTTGAGGGCATGGCACTTTGATGCGCTCTGGCGCGTCAGGGAACTTAGCGGTAACTGGTACTACCGTTGAACAACCGGTTAGTGTGAATACCACTAGCATCAAGATAATGATGAATCCAGTGACTGTTTTTAGTACTTCTTTGTTCTCGTTGTTGTTCATTATATCTCCATGACCCACGTATCAGGAACTTCTCGGTACTTGTCAACCCACATATCGTGTAGCTTCTGACCTGAGATACTGTGTGACTTTGCGATTCTAGTCATAATCTCGTCAATGATGTCGTATACTTCATCGCTATCTGCTGACTGTAACTGACTTCTTTTATTCTCTAAGGCAGCACGGAGTTCTTCGACAGCACGACCATCCTTAGAGTGATCCATGTTTTCTGAGATGCCTTCATTCTTCTTCTCAGCTTCGATGTATGCCATCAGTCTCGCCCAAGCATCATCACTGTCTGCTTTCTTTTTTTCTTGCTCTCTGTCACTTAGTTTAGTCTTAGAACTTGTGCGCTTGCCGAATGCCGCTCTGGCAGTCTTAGTATTAGCTTTCTTAGCTTCTGTAATGATTTCGTTGATTTTCATTTTGCTTGCTCCGCAGCATCGTTGTGCGCTCGAATGAATGGCTTTGGGATTACACAAGTAGTATCGTACTTGGTAACTTCACGGTCAATGTATTGTTTGACAATGACAGTCTTTTCTCGGACCTTGGCTTGCTTAGTTGCTACCCGGTCAGTGATTGTGGTGTTTGCCTTAGCAGCCTCTGCTTCTGCCTTAGCTAGTTTTGCTTCTACTTCTAATACACGTTCTTGCCATACGTGATTGTCTAGTAGAGCGCCTTCTAGTAGCAGTGCGAGTACTAGTACGATTGAGCCACAGACTTTGAGTAGGGTTGTGTATTGCTTGATGAGTTTGACGCTACCAAGAGTAATGCCCACTGTCAACGCAATAGCGCTAGCAATGAGCAGGAGATGAATGAACCAGTCAGGAGTGATGGAGAGTATGAACATACTCGTATTTATCACTTTTTGATGCGTGTCTGCCAGTAGGTGGATTGTGAGAACCAGTCGTGGTAGCGTTGGAAGCCCTCTTCTACGTCTACTTTAGGGTCGAATCCGAAGTCAGTTCTGGCAGCACTGATGTTTAGGGCACCGCGTGATGGGAAGTCTAAGTCTCGATCACGACATTCGATAGTACCGCGACCGGCGATTTTGACCGCTAGTTCGGCTGCTTCGAGCAGCGACCAACTATGAGATTTAGTAACGTTATATGTCTTGTTATTGGCGGCATTTGATAGGGCTGCTGCGGTAATCCCATCTGCGGCGTCAGTTACGAATGTAAAGTCCAGGGTCTCGTTGGCGCCATTTACCTTGAGTACTCCTCCCCGCATAGCGGTCAACATAAACTTAGACACTACTCTGTCCTCTACATCTAGAGGGCCATAAACCGCACTAGGTCTGATGATAACATGTGGCATGCCATGTTTACGTGTGTAATCTTTGACTAACCATTCACCAGCTAATTTGAGAATGCCGTACTGTCCTTGCGGCCTACATATTGCGTCCTCGAACACATCGTCCGTGAAGTCACCGTAGACCATTGAGCTACTGATGTACACGAACTTCTTTACATCGTAGTGAGCAGAGGACTCTAGGAGGTTGATTAGACCCTCGCTCATCACTCTGCTACCTAGTGCTGGGTTGTTGTTGACTACCTTCTGTCTAGGGAATGATGCCATGTGAATGACAATCTCTGGTGCGAATGAACAGATAGTCTCATCTACTGTCTTAGCGTTAGAGATATCACCCACAATATGGGTAGCACGTTCCATCTTCTTGTTACGTTCTAATAGTAGATAGTCGAGTTCATCTTGTTGAATGATACCATAGTTGGTTAGATTGTCTAACGTAGTGACATGATGTCCCTGTTGTAGCAATCGTTGTACTACATGATGGCCTATCAGTCCCTGGCCTCCTGTTACTAATACTCTCATTGTGTTCCTTATTTGTATTTCATCAAAAAGTAAGTGTGGTCAACGTCTTTTAGTTTCGCTGTAATAACATAGCGAGTGCCGTATGTCGTGTAGTCTGCCTGTCTGTGCCACATCGGAGTCTCGATAGCGTTCTCCATAACCCACTGACCAGCCTCACTGTTCTCCCATTCCCACAGAGGTTGAGCAGCGTACAAGTCAGGTTCGTCTACGTCTCCCATCATAAATGAGTGAACGATAGTATTGTAGATTTTGTACACTACGTCATCAATGACCATTACATCATGAGTAGGGCTACCAGGCACTTCGCCCAGATAGCCCTTGTCAGTGGGATACGCACGAGCCATTAGACTGCCATCGGTGCTTTAATGGGTGGATGACTTTCGTATCCAATCAGCTTGATGTCGTCCATAGTGAACTTATCGATATCTTTAATTTCCGGATTTAGCCACAACTTAGGAGCAGGTAAAGGTTCACGAGACAGTTGCTCTTTGACTTGCTCTACGTGATTAGCATATACGTGAGTGTCGCCAGTAGATACTACTAGTTCACCTACCTGCAAGTCACATACATGTGCTATCATATGGGTGAGTAGAGCGTAACTGGCATAATTGAACGGAGCGCCCAAAAATACGTCTTGCGATCTTTGGTACATATGACAACTCAGTCGACCATCTTTACTCACATAATATTGTTGGAGAATATGACACGGCGGAAGGGCCATATCGGTTAGGTCTGCTACGTTCCATGCTGAGATTATGTGTCTGCGTCCGTACGGGTTTGTTTTGATTCCGTCGATGAGTTCTCGTACTTGGTCAATCTCTTGAACCGTAACATTATTAGACCCGCGATAACTATTACCAAAATCGTCATTGATTGTTTTCCTCTTAGATAATTCAACTTTTTGCCAGCGTCTCCACTGTACACCGTACACTCTGCCCAAATCTCCATCGAACTTAGCTTTGGGCTTCCAATATGGAGCCAGAGCATTAGGGGTCCAGATAGTAGTTGTGCCATCTTTGGTCCCATGAGTTATTTCGGCGAGGCGGCGTTCATCATTACTGCCCTCCAAAAACCAGAGTAATTCCGCTTTACAGGCATTGAATGCCAACTTCTTAGTAGTGATGGCTGGAAATCCATCTTGAAGGTTGAATCTCATCTGGCGGCCAAAAACAGATATAGTACCGACGCCGGTTCTATCCTCTCTTGATTCACCATTCTGAAGAATGTCTTGTAATAATTCGTGATATATTTTCATATTTTTATTATATCAGCCTTAATTTGAAATTACAACAATAATGGATCAATTATCTTGAGCACTTCGTCGATTTTAGAAATACTGAGGGTCTCAGTCCATCCATCTTCAAATACTTCCTCAGTTACAAATTTGCCGCCAAGTGTATTTTTTATTTTTCTCTCTATATCTTTAGGAACATTACCATCGTCATAATATTGAGTGAGGATCGTGCTATATTTTCCATTCTTTTTATGCTCCTGTAATCTCCGTTTCAAATTATTGGTTATCCCATATTTTATAAATTCGCCAAAATTTAGAAGATATAGATACCCTGGTTTATTTGTCTTATATCCATATAATGAGCATTGAGGACATCCTTTTCCTGACATTATTCCATTGGGACGGGCTAGCCAATTATGGCCGTATGAGCACTCAAATTCAGTTATCGTATAGTTATTTGAATAGACACCCGTCATTTGAATTCCTCTATCAGCCAAAGCAAGTCGATGATTTATAATTTCTTTAGATAAAGGAAATTGACCGGCACAATGAGGACATCCTTTTCCTGACATTATTCCATTCGGTAACGCTAACCATTCGTGATCTTTGGTACAAGAAAATTTACTTTTGACCATTACTCCATGAAAATCACCTATCATCTGAATTCCTCTGCCATCGAGATGGAGACGTTCATTGACGATTTCTTTAGTCAGTTTGTTTCGAGGTACCATTATCCATGATATCACGCTCGTGTGTAGATGTCAAGCGTGTGATCACCAAAATCTTCTGTTTTGGATAAATTGAACCCTTCGAGGAAGAGGTCTGTCTTCATCGTCACTGTTGACTTGGTGATGAGTTTGAAGCGGGTTAGATATACCGTGTTGATGTACGGACGAAGTTTCCATAGGGTCTCAGCGCCGCCGATTACCCATACACTCTCGTCTTCCTTGACGTTCATCATCAGTTGTTGAATGCTTGCGTATACTTCACAGCGATTGTCCGTTAACGAACGAGATAGCACAATGTTGCGGCGCTTTGGTAGTGGCTTAGGCATGTCACTGCGCCATGTGCCACTGCCCATGACTACTGTTTGATCAACTGTGAGTTCTTTGAAGCGGCGCATGTCTGCCGCACAATGTGGCCATGGTAGACCGGTAGCTGTACCGAATCCACCAATAGCGTCAACTGCGAATATTGCTTTCATAGTCCCTTGAGTAAGCTGTCAGTTTCAGGTTGTACGATCTCGGCAATGCCTTCAATGTTGAGAATGAACTCAACACTAATCATATCGTCATCATACTCTTCTAACTTTTGACTGACTAACTCTTCAATGTCTTCTGGTTCCATACCCTGATCGAGAAGCTGTTGAACATTGATTGTTCGTTGACGGCGACCAGATAGTTTGACTACCAGTTTACGAATGAACTCTACTGGTATCTTCGTTTTCTCGACATCTTGAATAATGTGTTCCCACTTTTCGACGAATTCAGGCGACATTTGGCTTATCCTTTAACAGGAGCCTTTGCTGGACGACCGCGGCCGCGCTTTGCTGGCTCTGGTGTATTTATCGCGATCATTCCCTGTGCTTCGTTACGTAGACGTTCGCTCTCAGCGATTAGGCCTTTAGCTTCTTGTGCCATGCGCTCAGCTTGAACTAACAAGTTCTTAGCGATAGCATCATCGGCTAGGGCGCCCATAGAAGCATCAGTTGATGGTTGTTCACCGCGCATACGACGAGCTACGTCAGCTGGGTCTTGTAGTCCACGTGATGCGTCCATCTCAGCCAACTTGCGAACTGCTGCCTCGCCCTTTTCCATCTCGTCCAACATTGTGTTCAATTCGCTTAGACGAATTTTTGTGTTGGCTGCTGGCGTCATCATCACTTGATCGGTGTTGACTTTCTTCATCATGCCTTCGTGGTGAAGTACTTGAAGAATGATCTTGCCGTCCATTGTGTATGAACGATTGAGTTGATCGCCTAGGTCCTTGGCTGCTTGGCCGCTTGGGCTTTCGATTGCTGCCATTAGGGGATCGTGGATGTTTCTGTTTAAGAGCTGGGAATAAACAACGATACACATATGTGGTTCGTTAGGTACCTCACGGAAGATTACCGCTACTTTGCGATCTCCGACTTGCCCGATATGACGTAAGAATTGTGCCATGTTATCTGTCTCCTTAGTGTTAGATAGTTGTAGTATTTAACACTAGGAAGTGATGGTAATTTATTTTGTCAGGTCACGCAGGGTCTGGTAGTGTTCGTATGCTTGCATCACGCTCTCATTAGTCGAGTTCAGTGTCGGTACTACTTCCATCCACAGGGTGTGCTTCATTTCTGGTAGCAGGTACAACCCATTGTCACGGAAGGTGCGGGGCTGGTGAATGCGGCCTTGATGCCACAAGTGATGCGCTAACCCTTCCACCTCTTCCCACTCGTGCCCGGTGAATTCATAGCCGGCCGCCTGTGATGCTCCGTAGTTGCCGTTATCGAAGTATGACCGAATGACTGCTAAGAAGCGTTCATAATCTGCCGCACGAGTACGGGTGATGATGAGTGCTACGTTATCACGCTCAACTTCGCCGTTGAGGATACTTACTAGGCAACGACCGAGACTTGTTCCAATTAGCATTTTACTTTTCTTCCATAGGTGTCATAGATGAGTTCACCGGCTTCGCGAACTTCATCCATAACCGATTGTCGATTTTCTTCCCACTCGTCGCAGATTTCTTCTGCTTCGAGCTTACTATTAAAGCGCCAGATTTCTCTGTTATGCTTGCCGTCTAATACCGCACTGATGACCATAGCCCGCATAGGGTTACCTATCTGATCGGCAGCAGGATCACCCTTGAGCATCAGTACGAGTTGATACTGTTCGTGTGCCGTGACATCAATGAGATCGAGAATATCATCCTCGTTCCACATAATAACGTATTCGTGTTCACTTTCTCTCATTCTGGCCTAATCAATTCGTATAGAACTTCAATATCAGTGATTGCTTCACTAAGCCCTGGATACTGTTCAGCAGTGTTCAACACGTGAAGCCATTTATGCCAACGCTCGATAGCAGCCTCTGAACTATCGATAGGACTATTGAACTGATTACGGTAATATACTTCGCCTGATTGATCGGCGTATACTAGTACCGTAACTTCATTGCTGTGCTTGACAATAGCCATTATTCTTGATAGTGAGCGTGTGTGCCGAACGGTGCCACGAATCCTGGGTTTCCAAAGATGATCCAGGTTGTATCGCAGTAGTCAGGGTCACCAGAACTACCATAGAAGTAGCCGTCTGTTAAGACGATTAGACGATTAGGCACCACACCTTCTTCCTTGAGGTACTCGAAGATACAGCTAGGGTCAGTACCGCCACCACCGCCAGGCACGTACTCAGTGATGCTCTCTAAGTTCTCTGAGGTGAACTCGGCAGGTGCGTGTACACCAGTATCCCATGAGATTACCTTGATCTTGTAACCAGAGAATGCGTCCATGATGCCTTGAATTTCACCCAAGAAGATCCTGATTTCCTTGTCACCAATAGAACCAGATGTATCGATAGCAACAGTGACTTCTACTTCTTCACCAGGAGCAGTACCGGGCATGATAGCATCAGTATGCCAGCCGCGACGAGAGGGGCGCATAAACGAGTAGTCAGTACGAATGGTAGACAACAGGTTGGCTTGAATGAGTTCGCGCCATGGCATCTTAGGCTCAGTAATGTCTTGGATCATTCGCTTGACATTACCAGGTAATCCGTGACCTGCTTCTTTTGCTACACGAGCCGCGTTGATGATGTTTTGCTTGATCTCCTGGCGCATCTGTTCACGTTCTTCTGCGGACATCTTGCCGGGCTTCTTACCGTCTGTGCCATCGCCTTCGCCGTCGCTGTCACCATCATTGTCGTCCATGTGCTGATCGATAAGTTGATCGAGTAAGTCGTTCATATCGATGTTTTGGGCGTTCTTCATCAAGTCATCGTAGATTGCTTCCGCGCCCATGTCTTCATACTTCTTTTCGTACAAGCATGGCACTGAGGTAATGAACGTACCGACGTTGTGCTTTTTCAAGTCAGCATTGACGGCGTAGTCATCAGCAATGTTCCACATCTGTGGGTCACGGTCATCACGGCGACCCATGTGGTCGTATACTACGTGTAGTACTTCGTGACCTACCAAGAACTCAACTTCGCCTGCTGTTAGCAACATAATGAAGCGAGAGTTGTAGTAGAAGTTGCGGCCATCTGTGGCGGCCGTAGACAACCATTCGTCAGCATTGATGAGTTTGAGACGAGTGGCTAAGTTGCCAAAGAATGAATGACGGAACAACAACGAGGTACGAGCAATGATTAGACGGTCACGTGCTTGTGCGTCAATCGATTTGTCAACAGGACCTACCAGTTTGTCAAGTTTATCTTGATTTTTGCCTTTAGTCTTGCTTCGTTGTTTTGTTGCTGTCAGTGCTGTCATTTGTGAGTCCTATTATGGTGTCTAAGTATCTATTGTACTTGATGTATCGGTTACTGTCAAGCGTATCGATGGATATTGGATGAATGAGTGTTGATTTTTGTGAGTAATAGTGATACAATAGTACTATGAATATTCTATGCGAACATGGCTGCGGTCAGGCAGCAACTCATACTACTAAGGGCAGTCTTCGCTCTGGCCCATTTGCTGGTAGACCCGTCCATCAGTGCTCCAAGAGCCACAATGCTTGCCCCGCGGTAAAGCAACGTAAGATTGATACCAGCCGTAAGAACTACGGCACAGATTATCCTTGGCAAACCGAGGAAGTAGCGAAGTCCAAAGAGAATACTTGTATAGAGCGTTATGGACATAAGATGTATCTACACGGTGAAGAGGGCAAGAAGATAACTGCGAAGACCATGTTAGAGCGTTACGGCAGCATCCACGCACTTCACAACGAGGAGCTTGCTAAGAAGGCAGCAGTTACCATGGCTGCTACTAGAGCGAATGACCCAACTATCGATGAGCGAATGATTGCTACTAGGCGAGAATTATACGGGCCAAACCTAGAGAAGGTTATTGCTAAGACTAGAGAGACCAATGAAGAATCCGGTAGATGGGTAGATCATACCAAGAGTGCTGAGTTTAGAAGTTACAAGTCTCAGGTTATGGCGCTGACCCGGCAGACCTATCGTGAACATAAGCATCTAATCAATCCAAACAACTTAGTATTTGGGCTGACAGAGCATCAACTTGATCATATGGTCAGTATCAGATACGGATATGATAACAACGTGCCACCAGAAGTAATAGCATCTGTTCATAACTTAGAAGTATTATGGCACGTTGATAACAAGAGCAAGGGTCTACTATGTAGTCAAGACCTCGAGACACTTCTTGAGAAGATATCCCGAGATCGATGATTACTTAGCTACGCCGTGCGCGGCTCTGATATATTTTCCAAACCGTTTATTAAACTCGTCAAAAGATTTCATCTTCATTGGGTTCATAGGAATCTGGTAAGTAGTCAGTGCTGTCTTACCGCCCATGATTACCAACTCTGTTTCAAAGTTCTTCATCATGTATGCCAAGAAGTTGTCAACCATTTCAGTGAGTTTTTCACGTGCGATTTCTTTGTTGTTCATCACTTCGCGCAACTCGTAACACATACTGATGGTCAATGAGTACATCGCAGAGATTTCTTTAGTATCAAGCGAGGTAACTTTGCCAGACAGGATGTCTTGAGGACGTGGCATCTTGTCCATGTAGCGGCGGTGGGTCATGAACTTAGCAGCCAAGCCTTCGCCAACAGCGCCAGATACCAGTGTTGACAGGGTATCGTAGTCCATAGTGTCTTCGTCTTTCAACAATTCGGACACGAATACCCAACTACGTGGTGTAGCGAATGCTTTACTCGATGACTTAGCATCGAAGTCGTACATGTCTTGCTTGTTACCAGACAAGTAACCAACAACGTCATTGTGTACACCATTGTCAATGGCCCATGCTTGCCATGAGTTGAAGTCAGGGCGCATTTCAACGTGAACAAAGCGGTTAGCCAAGGGCATAGGCATACGGTAAGTAACACCTTTGTCAGTGTCACGGTTACCAGCAGCCACGATTACCACGTTGTCGGGTAGTACGTACTTACCAACACGACGATTGAGAATGAGTTGATAGCCAGCAGCCTGAACTGATGGTGCTGCCGAGTTCATTTCGTCCAAGAACAACACGACTACTGGATGTTGGGCGGCGAATTCTGCGTCAGGCAAATCAATTGGAGGAGCCCAGTCCATCTTGCCGGCTTCTTTGTTGAAGAAGGGGATGCCGCGAATGTCGGTAGGTTCCATCTGGGCCATACGCAAGTCAATCATTGCGCCGCCTAGTTCTTGGGTAATCTCGGCAACTACATCCGACTTACCGATACCAGGAGGACCCCACAAGAATACGGGACGCTTTACTTTGAATGCGGTAAGCAGGGCTTTACGTGCTTGTTGAGAGGTGACGGTGTAGCCGTCGGATACTGCTGATGCCATTGGGATTTACTCCTAGTTAAAAAATTTGATAGATTGATTGTAAGCGTGGTGGGTGGTTTCTGTCAACGGTCAGTTGATCCAATTTAGTTGGACCAGAATGACTCCGATGCGGGGTTACAGCACCATGGGGTATCAGCGTCGATTTTGACTGATTGACCAGTCATAAGACTTTTGACAGTCTTGTACTTCTCATAGTACTCAAAGCGGTAACCTGGAGGATAGGCACGTTTCAATTCGGCGACTTCACGGTCCATTGAAGCGGTGTCATTACGATCAAATGTGTATGTACCGAACAGGCGTTCACCTGTCTTAGCACGACCATCTGCTTTGAAGATGTTGACTGTATATTCCATGGTTGGCTCCTTAGGCTACGAAGTCGATTGCGAACTGATTGCCGAATTGTGACACTTGTGTTTTGAGTTTCAAGTTGTCAGTAAAGTGATTGATGATGTTGTCGATTGTATCTTCTGAGCACTTAGCGAACAGGGTACCGAATTCAAATTGGGCAGTTTCGCCGTAGTCGAGGAAGGTGTTGACTACGTATTGGGTGTCGATTTCAAAGCTGTTCATCATTTACTCCAGTTAATCATTCAATACAAGTATTGTATCAGGTTGTTGATTTATTGTCAAATAATGGAAGTAGTACTTTCTACTTCGTCAGCGATGATTGAGGTGATCAGAGTACCACCGTAGATTTGCGTGTACAACTCAGCACACGCCAAGACGTTGAATGTCATTACTCGGCCAGTTTTCAGGATCAGGATGTATTTCATCGATGTCTTTCAGTGTCTAAGCGTTAATTATAGCACTGGATCGATTTACTGTCAAATTATTCGAGTAGTAAGGCCATTGTAATCCACTTATCAAGATTATCAATAGCAGTATTGATTTCTGTTACTTTAGTAGTACATTTTGACTGGTAACTGCCTCTGTTACCGTGTTGTCGTGCTTCGACTTCCAGACGTGATAGTTCGTCTACTAAGGTGTCGATTGTACGTAGCATCTTACGTAAGTCACTGTTGTAACTAAGTTGACTGAGTTGAGACTTCAATTCATTGCGAACTTGGTCCCAGTCTAGGCTGTTGGTGACTTTCATCTTGGCGTATTTCGTTGTCGTGGTTGTGGCTTATTATACTCGTATCCATACTGTTTGTAAAGATATTCCACGAATTTCAGCACTTCATCTTCCTGGAAGTCTGTGTGTAATCTACTGTCGTTGTATACTGTAGCAGCCTGTTGTACTCTGTCTAACCATTCTTTATCGTTCATTGTAATTTACCTCGAGTGTATTTAGACAAAGAGATTTTGAACAACTAAATAACGACAGGAGTAACCACTAAATGTTCTTAAAGAAGCTAGATATAACAAGTGATAGCAACAGAATTAATAATGATTTAATCACTATATTGGAGACACAAACAGCGTGGTCAGAGAACGACAATATCTGGCATATGAGGAATCAGGTAGGTTTGACTAGTCGCCCAGATAGTATTGATCCATGGCAGGACTGTATCGGCAGTAAATACGACTATAAGAATGATGTTTATCTATTCAATGAGAATGACTTTACTCGATGGAATATCGATCAGTCGTGGTATGTCAGACAGCAGCTTGAGTTACTTAGAGATACTCTGGGCATTGAACTGGGTAGAATTAGGTTTATGAGATTATTGCCCAGAACTGGCCTTAGTGTTCATCGAGATTATGAATTACGGTATCATCTAGTATTAAAAACTAATCCAGCAGTTGTATTCGCCCATCATGTAACTACTGACAGTGATATTGAACTACCATCGGTAGCACAATGCTATCATATACCACAAGATAATCACTGGTACGAATTAGACGCTAGAGAACCTCATTGGGTATATAACGGCGGTGAGCAGGAGAGAATTCATCTAGTGGTCTGCGGTTGTTAATGAATATTTGCTGTTAAAATATTCTTCCAACCACTGCCAACTAAATGTGTCCATGAGTTTTGATATATCACCCGATACTTCCGTATAATAATCCAACGCATCATTAGCGCCTGCTATACTCCACTCAGCATTCTCTCCGTCTGCCACTGTTCGCCAAACTTCTAATCTGGCGGCGCTCTCAGCATCACCAGCATGTAGTAATTTAATCACCTCACGGAATGCCGTGCGCCAGGTCATAATAACACTACTGTTATATTGGGCTACTCCACTTAATACTGGCACAATATCGTGTAATTTACTCATGGTAAAGTCGAGGCCGTAGTTGATAGTCTCTAATACTAATTGTCGATTATAACATACTGCTGCCTGATGCCCATATTCCAATCCATTTAATGGGTTCTTGGCATAAAAAATATAATGCTTAGGCTCATATGTTCGATTGGGTTGGAAATTAAAATCAAACGCCGCATCTGCCCATAATTTACCAGGGAATAAGATAAACCATTGGGTAGTGGATAATTGGGCTGCCGCGCTAAGGGCATTCTCTCTGCCATTAACGCCTCGTACCCATTTAACTTCTCTGCCAGCCACCTCGCACAATCTATCATATCGTTGCTGTTCGCCGACCTCACCATTACTAACGAATATAATATCTAGATCCTGCCATCTAGCGTTGGCCATAATATCTGAATATTTACTAGGTGCTCCGGTAGCCATCTTGTAGGTAATTAAATTTATTTCCTGTGGAGGTATATCTCTTGTGCCAAAAACATAGTTATAAATGCTGTCAGTACTGTCTGGGTGCCAGCTCCAATCAAAGTCAATAACTTCTAGATCAGGATGTACTACCCAATTATCAGTATCTGGTAATTTAATTGCGTGTTGAGACGATTCATATTTAAATCTTCTGCTACCTGGTTGAATATATCTAGGTCCGCCTGTCTTTTGATGTTGGGTACCGAATTGATATATGTATGGCCTATCAGTTTTTCCTGGCACCCATGTAAAATCAAAATTACTACAATCAATATTGTCCGGTATCCACCATTTACTCCAGTCAATATTAATATCAGCTACTGGTTCATCGTGATATTTAAAATCAGTAGCGCCAGTAGCTATGTATCTAGGGCCAGCATCATTGGCCCATTTAGTAGGGAATTGATGAATATATGGAGGCTCGTAGATATCGGGCTCCCATGTAAAATCAAATGAATTCCGATCGATGGTGTCCGGTATCCACCATTTACTCCAGTCTGGAATAATAGTAGCAATCGGCTCGGTATGATATTTAATATCGGTTGCGCCAGCAGCAATATATCTTGGACCGCCATCTATATTAGATTTAATAGGGAATTGATGAATATACGGAGGCTCATAGAGGTCAGGACGCCAAGTAAAATCAAACGAACTCCTATCGATATTATCAGGAATTTCCCAGTAGTCTTCATCATCTTCTATCATAGAGTTATTTACACCATATAAATACCTCCATGAATAAATCAGAGTTTAAGATCAGTAATTTAGAGATAGCTCAATGGATGAATGCTATTCGTAATATTGACAGTCACCAGGAGCGTACTAGGGCATTAGATGCCTTATGGTGGGGTCAATTAGCATCTAAGGGTTGGTTGGTTAATCATCTCAGTGAGTATGTTATGGCGGGCGCTCCTCAAAATATCTATATCTTTGGTGGGTGGATAGGAATTCTAGCTAATATGATAATTCAATCTGATATTAATGTTAGGAAGATACGCAGTATTGACTTAGATTCCTGGTGTGAGCCTATAGCAGATCAAGTAAATAAAATTCACGAGATGGACGATTGGCGATTTAAGGCGGTGACCGCAGATATGGCTACCTATCAATACCAATCTGATATTAGACCAGATATCGTAATTAATACTTCCACTGAGCATGTTCTACAGGCAACTTATGATACCTGGTTGGATAATATTCCAACTGGTACCTTAATTGTAGTACAGGGCAACAACTACTTTGAGTGCGAGGAGCATATTAGGTGCTCCACTGATATTAGCGACTTCCTAGTTCAGAATAGGGTGGAAGCTCCCTATTATACTGGTGAATTCGTTACTGCTGAATATACTAGATACATGGCAATTTGGAGAAAATAAATGTTTCTTAAAAAATTAAATTTAACCGCGCCTGCCCAGGCTGTACTAGCTGATTTACAGCAACTATTAGATAATAAAATACTAGCTGATGTATGGCAGGACATGAATCAACTAGCATTAAATTCTCAACCAACCAGTATAGATTGCTGGAGAGACGGCACTGGTAGTTTATATTCATCAAGTATTGGTGGTTACAGAGCGCACGAGGTAGACTTCACCCAGTGGAATATTGATAATACCTGGACAGTTCGCCGTTGTATTGAGGAGTTACAAGAACATCTTGATATTAGGCTAGGTAGAATTAGATTTATGAGATTACCACCTAAAACTGGCCTAAGTGTACATAAGGACGCCGAGGTCAGATATCATCTAGTATTAAAAACTAATCCAGGAGCACAGGTAGCACATGCTACCACTGATATGAACCTAGACAGAAGTGAACTACCTACTACCGCTAGCTGTTATCATCTTCCACTAGATAATCATTGGTATGAATTAGATACTAGGGAAGTTCACTGGGTATATAATGGCGGGCTAGAGGAGCGTATTCATCTAGTAGTATGCGGCGTTTAACTTAATACCCGAACACCATATTCAGCCTCAAACTGAGCAGCATCCTCCTGGGTATTAACCATAGGCCTACCTCGAATATTCAGCGAGGTATTTAATAACATAGGGCAACCTGTCCTCTCGTACCATGCCTCCAATAATAGTCGGATGCCAGAACCATCTGCCGCTACTGTTTGAACTCTACTGGTACCATCATAATGAACAATAGCAGGGAATAATTCTGGCACTCTACATCTAGCCACTACCTGCATATATTGACTATTAACACCCGGTACCAGATCAAAGTACATATCGGCATGCTCCTCTAAGATAACAGGAGCAAATGGTCTAAATTGCTGGCGTTGTTTAATATTATTCACCCTAGTTCGAATATCCTTACCTCTAGGGTCAGCTAATAAACTTCTATTACCCAAGGCTCGTGGACCAAACTCCGCCCTACCTGATGCTACTCCAACTATACCAGTAGATAATAACTCCTCCAACAACTCCGTAACCGGATACTGTCCACTAATATTAGTGCCCAAATAGCAATTATTAAACTTAATTCGGCCACCATAACCTAGAGCGGCCGCGCCTAAACTACTACCAGCATCACCAGGATTAGGCATAATCCATACATTAGAATAATAATCACCCAGCAATCTATTCGCCCTACAGTTTAATGCTAGACCACCACCGTATACTAAATTGGAGCTAGCTCCAATTTTTTTAGCAATCTCCACCACCTCCACTATTAGCTCCTCCACCAGCACCTGTGCACTAGCAGCCAAGTCATAGATATCAGCATCAGGCAAGAACCAATCACAACCACGATGTAAATTCATATCTAATAACCGCCTCATCTCCTCAACATATCTAGGAACACCATAGGCAGCCATACCCATTAAGATATACTCCTCGTCTAATGGGCGTAGGCCACACCTTCTAGTAATTCCAGTATAAAAGAGTCCGATCGAATTCGGATAATATCTAGTATACAATCTCGTATATTTTGCCCTACCATCATCCCACCCTGCCTTCCATATAGTAACACATTCAAACTCACCAATAGCATCAATAATAACCACAGTAGCATCCATATATGGACTAGTTTGGAAGCCAGCAGCCGCATGACTAAGATGATGATTATAAGTATTAATCTTCCTACTATCATAACCAAGTAGAGCCATATTCTGCGTACCAATAATACTACCTATATCTATACTCCTCCACGATGGCCTCTCACCAGCCCACCATCTGCGTAACCATTTAACTAGTGGACGCTCATAATAATGTAGACTATAACTATCAGTACTAGTATTGATACTAGCCATAGCAGCATTAATAATGCCACTATTCAAGTGTGGAGTATGTTTACCACCACCATACCGCTCAGCATGACCAGCATACACTATATTACCAGTACCGTCAATAACGGTAATAGCAGCATCATGGTAGCCACAAGATATTCCAATGTAGTTCATAGTAGATAAAGTTCTTTATATTTATTCAGTGAAAAATACCGTTAATTAGGCGATTATTAGCTATTTTAGCCGTCCACCACTAAAAAGTATTTGCAACGCAGTTGGGACGAGTAAGTAGAAAAATAAAGTTATGAAAAGTTCGCGAGGAATCGATTGGCCACGTACTGGTGATGGTCGGGACCAAGATGCGCGGTCCACTGACTACCACGCTGAATATCTCTGGCCCACCGACCATTAGAGTCACTACTGCCAGTATCGGCCATGATCAGCGGCACACCAGTCTGCTGCTGTACAGGAGTATCAAATTGAGTGAAATCCCATAGTGGAATATTCTTGGCCGCGCATAACAGCTGGAGACTCAGCCTGGCCTTATTAAATTTATTGACCAGGTCAGTCTCATTCATCCAGTGACTAGTGAACCCTGTTTTAAACTCGGCGGGCACATTATTCATCAAACGTGGACTACAATGGACAGGCTGACCGTTAGCCTGCCAATACATATTGCGGTGGAGAGCTGGCCAGTTAATAACAATGGCACCAGGTGCCCCTGGCAGGGTGGCGATAAGGTCAATACATGTATGCCATGAGTAATAGGTACTGGTGCCACCTTGGGCAGCATTAATATAGTCCCTGCCAGTCTGCTGGGCAATAATTGCGGGGAATGTTTCTTCTACTGGCAGCCCAATGCCCACAGTATAGCTACACCCTAGGAACAGGAGATAGTTAGAATAATCAACGTCCTCGATCTCCTTATTCATTCTCCACCCACGACTGTTAAAGGTATAGTCAAACGTCTCCTTATGCCAGCGCCAGCTAGCGGGCTGATGCTCCATATTGTAGGCCAGCAGCTCCTCGGAGTCTGTTTGATGGTATCTGGTGGTTAACATAGGCTATCTAAGTATTGGGCGAACGTGGTATCTGTACTATCTGTACTATCTAAACTATTGCATGCAGAGGTTTTGATTGCTGTGATTCGTCCATTAATAGCCTCGACTCTAGGCAGATACCTGTAATATATGTCCTGGAGCTCCTCGATATTACTAATCACTGGTGGATCAGTTGGTATAGTATATAGAGAGTGGGGCTTAGCCCGGGCATATTCTACTAGTTCATCGTACATAACTACTCTGGTATACGGTGGTGTCGATTCAAGTAATTCTTCATAGTCCGAGATTCTCCACTGGAGACGTTGCTCGAAGTTCTGGGCATCTAACGTGCCAGTGAATGGAGTAGCCAATGACTTCCACTCCAATGGTTGATTTGAGCCCCATTTAATCCATTGGCCACTGGCCATAGCTACTCCATGACTAATCTGACTAGCAAACATATCCTGACGATGTAGTAGTATTTGACTGGTAGCATATTGGTAGATATATGGCCTAATAGCATGGCGATGGTTGATCATTACTTTAACTACCTTATTAGGCGCATTAGTATCGTTAAGTAGATATCTTAGTCCACGATTAAACTGTTCAAAGTATTCGTGTTCGAAGTTGGGGTCCCGCCTGTGATTAGTGATGAATGATTGTGGCACCGAGTTAGTAACAATTTCACCTAGTGTATAGTACCCTCGACTACGAAGAATAGCTAGTAGAAGTTCGCTGCCTGTTCTGGTATGGGCGTTAATAATGATTGTATTCATAGTTAATAGGTAAATGGGTCTTGACGACGGAGCTCTTTGAGTTTCTTGCGTTGTTTGTACCATAGTAGTGGGCCATAGTACAGGAGATTAGCTAGTGTTTTAAGCATAGTTATTGATGACTGGTAGCCCATTGGACTTCTTGGGCGGTATATTCAATGGTAGTCTTAGTTTCGTTATGTAGGAGATCGACTGTAACACGTGGAGTAACTTCTATTAAGCGAGTATGGAGCTCCTGGGCCTGGAGTAATTTACCTGGTTGGAGCATGATTCTGACCTCGATATAGTTTAATCCCGCGTTGATGGTTGCTGCTGCTACGTTTGCTATAAACTTCTTTGCGATGTTTGGAGTCTCAAGATAACTGAGGTGAGCGCTAAATGAGATATCAGATATCCTAGCTAGTTCAGTGTAGTACGCGGTGGTATGACTGCCATTGGTAGTTGTATGAATTCTGTGACCGTCCTTGTGTAGATGATTAGCAAACTCCATGAAGTCTGGGTTGAATGTTGATTCGCCACCAGCGAATACAAACTTGGCTGGTTGACTATTAAGCCATATAATCTGTAGTTGGCGGACCGCCGCTAATAGTGAACCTAGGGTCTTTTGACTCTCGTATGTATTATGGGCATCTGGACCACAATACCAACAATCATAGTTACAGCGTCGACCTAGTTCCCATATGACTAGTTTAAACTCCTCATGGGCCTGGCTATATGTAACATATGGGTCATTGACCAGATCCACTTCTGCGTTATTAACCCAGTACGCCTTAGGCAAATATTGATGGGTCATGCCAACAATGTTGCTATTTTCAATATTAACTACTTTAGGAGCTCTCATATCGGGAGCACACATACATGTATCCGCGGTACATTTAACCCATTGACTTAGTTCTACTGCTCTAGGACTACCGGTGTTATAGATACTACCAATCACGCCGTCTACCTGACACGTGCCTCTATAGATTAACCCATCATGACTGATGTACAGGGACCTTAATCCAGCGCTGCACCACCAGTCCTTCCATGAGTTAGGACCATTGGAGTGTAGATACTCAGCAGTGTGCTTAGATATCTCCGTCTTACTCATGAATATGATATCACTTTCGCCGATTTCGTGTTTCATTGTGTGCCTCGAAGGAGTTGATAGTATTCACTGTATAGATCCTTGAACTTGATGGGCCTAATGTCATCGAGACGGTCGATATAATCAACGAGGTCCGGGAATCTACTAGACTCATCTCTACTCAGCATGAACTCTAGTTGTTGGTGAATTCTGTTCCGCCACTGAGGATGCTCCATTATAGCAGGAAATTTAGCCCAATGACTAGCTACCTGATCTTTAATTGTGGCAGGTAGTACTTGAGTACTCATATATTGAGGCCAGTGGGTGGTGCCCACAAAGAACAGACCGTGATTTCTGCTACCTATCTTGGACCATCCTCGGTCTAAGACCTGCTGGGCGAACTCAGGTAGATTGTAGATATTCATAGCATGTACTGTAGCCAAGATATTAACCTTAATATTGTCAGCAGTATTATCTAGTCTGTCTAGGTTAGCTAGCAAAGTTGACCAACTGCTAGGGTATCTTACGTAGTCGTTACGTTGTCCCCAGTCGTCCACACTAATCATTAACTCTACTGCTTTAAAGTGACTCCATAACTCAATGAATCGTTCAGTTAATTGAGTGCCATTAGTATGATAGCCCAGGGTAATGTTCCCAGCGTGACCTGACTCTACCAGTCTAGTAATAAACTCTAAGTGTTCTTTAAGCATTAGTGGCTCGCCGCCGCCAAAGACAATTCTCTGAATATCTCCCATGAATTCGCCCAGGGCATTCTGAGTTTCTAGTCTAGAGAACCAGTCAAAGCAATCAGTTGACTTGATACTGGTAGCCTTATATTCCCAATCACCACGAGCACCAGGACTAGTCAATGATTGGGCTAGTTTCCGACTATCAGCTAGCCATCTGCTACTATCATGCGGCCTACACATAACGCACTGTAGATTACAGGTATTACCTATACGCAAATCTAAGGTAATTGGGTTTCTATCAAGAGTGCCATCTTCGCCAGTACTAGCAATTAACTCTTGTAGATACTCTGGACCCAGGATTCGCGACCACATTGTATTCTCAATCTGGCGGTGACTTTTAACTCCAGCCGCCTCTTCGCGCCAACAAGCACTACATTGTGGTGGTTGTTCACCGGCTAAGAACTGCAATCTAGCAGTTTTAAACTGTTGGCTATTCCATATTTGGATCGGCGTTTGGGTATTTAAATTAATACCTTGCTCTGGTTGAGCAACGCAACATAGAGGCACCTGGCCATTATTAAAGCTGGCTAGGTGCATCCATGGCTGCACACAAAGTTTATTAATGTCAATCATAATAATCCTGTTAATCTTGCGTCTACATCAATCAATGATTGACCACGTTCTGTATCCAGTGCCCTGGTATATACCTTGAAGCGCTCTAGTTGCTCTTGATGATTAGGAGGAGTGGGCGTTTTTAAATGTCCTATTAGTCCAGTCAAACTGTTGATAGTCATTGGATGATGATTAGCCATATGATTATCTTTGAAATCTACCACCTCCGCGATAACCTCATCTTTAATGTGTTGAGGCAATATATTGGTGTTCAGGTGTAGTGGATGCTGGTTGATGAGGAAGTCAATAAAGATATCTCGTTCGTACTTAGTTCGAATATGCTCTACCCATTTGATCATGGCCACTATATTATAGACATTATACACCTGTATCGTAGGAGTAACTCCCAGTTTAACGTTTGGTAGTTCAGCCAATCGCTCGATGTTAGTGCTGATTTGTTCCCACTTACTAGGGGCGCGGATATAATCGTTAACTATACCGATACCATCCATACTAGCGTTGATACTTACTTCATCGAACTGACTAATTAGTCCTAAGAACTGTCTGTTGATATTAGTGCAGTTAGTGTTAAAGAACAGGGCAATGTCTGTTCTACCTTGTTTGATACATTCTTCCATGAACTTAAAGTTGTTTTTGATTAAGGTAGGCTCGCCTCCAGTCATGTATACTTTCTTTAGTACAGGGATTAATGATATTACTTGATCCCATAGAACATCACCATCGAACCATACTTGTTCATCCATAACCTTCTCTGGGAATTTACCAAAAGTCTTCTCCCATACTCGAATGTATTCGGGGTTATTAACCAAGCTGTCCTTGTGCTCTCTGACAATTTGACTACTATTCCACGGGTTACACATACGACATTTAAGATTACACAGATTACCTAGTCGTAGGTCCAGGTATACCGGCGGCATATCGAGATGGCCATCGTTGGCCTCAGCATGTTTAAAGATGTCGCGCAGTTGGTCCTCGCCTATGCGCCAATTCCACTCCATGATACTGTGCTGTCTATTACTAGTTCTGCCGTCTTCCTCTTGTTTGTAACAAGTGTCGCAGCCAGTAATAGTTTCACCTCGTAACATAGACACTCGTAAGTTTCGCATATACTGACTATTCCAGGAATCAGTAGTAAAGTTATCTCTACATGTATATGATGAGCCATCATCTTTGGTGACTCTGCTATTAGTCCATTTAGCTACCATACAGCAGTATCTAACTGTAGTATCAGTGTTAATCATGGTACTAACAAAGGGTACCGCGCATATTGTTTTATTATTATTCATATTATTATTCATATATTAGTTAGTGTTAGAGGACCAGGGTTATAATAACTATCGATATCTAGTTCGCAACGTTGCCATAGAGATTCCATCTCAGGGAATGTATCTCTAAAGCTAGAGCCCTGGCGCTCGTCGATCTCAGTTAGGAAGTCAAATAGCTTGGCTCGTTCGTGTCTAACACGTTCACCATCTCTGGTTCTCCATCTATCTAAGATGTCAGTAACGATTCTAGTAAACATTGCTACCTCATGTGCTTCGAACCCCGTACAGGAGCTTAGTTCAGTGCCATCCTCAGTAACAATCGTGGTACTCTGATTCTCCTGTACAAATTTGAATGCTGGGATTAAATAATCTTGAATTAACTGTTGGTTGATTGTGGCCAGTACGTCTAAGTGTAGTGGGTGACGTAGATACGGCATGTCTATACCTACCTTAATTGGTTTATTAACTGTAGCCTGAGTTGACCACTTAAAGCCAAATTTCTGCTCTAAGTCAGCATAGTACGCATTATAGTTGAATCTACGCTTCATCTCAATTATCCACTTAAGGTAATCTAAGATACTAGTAACACTTAGAATGTTAAATGTACACATAGTATTAACTTTAATACCCAATTCACATAGCTGGATATATCGTTGTTGGAATAACTGGAAGTCTAAGCCAGTTCGAATGTATTCAGCTCTAGCGCCCCATGCGTCCACTGAGGTATATACCGTTAGATTGTTCCTATCTAGCTTCTCCACCTTAGAGATGAATTCATCCCATAGTTTCTGTGGTACGCCTAGATTACTATTGATGTTTAGTTCTATATCTGGGTGCGGGTTCTCAGCAAAGTAATCCATCATCTTAAATGTTTCTCGACTCATTAATGGCTCACCACCAGTAATGCGGAATACTCTGAGATGACCGACCATCTCTGGCCACCATTGCCAGAACGCCTCTAGATGTGGGTTATGATCCTTGTTCTTGTAGTGCATAGTAGCATAGTCTGACTTGTATCCCTGTTGTCCAGTCAAGCCATCAGTATTTCTAAGCATAATAACTGGACCATGACGATTGATGTTCTCTACCCACTTACTACTGAACTCTGGACCACAGTAGATACATTCAAAGTTACAGACATTACTAAAGTCAACCTCTAGATAGGACGGATAGTGTATAGTAGTATCAGTGCTATTAATAGCAATATCATAGTGTGGTACTGACCATTCAGTCATACTTTTGAGGAACCTATCACTAGTGCCAGTACCCTGACCATCTTCAATTCTCCAGCAGTATCCACACTCCGATGGACGTTCACCTGCCTTCATCTCAGTTCTTAATCCCTGTAGGTACCTGCTATTAAACAGGGCTGCTGGGGATTCTTTGAGTTCCTCTAGTGGTATATGATGAACTCTAGGGTGGTGACAACTATGAACTGTACCTTGACCTAGATGCATAGTGACCTGGCTGAACTTAGCTAAGCAGAACCCTGGACCAACTTGACCAAGTAATTGCTTAATTGACTCAACATTTCGGCCATGATCAGACTTGTTTCCTGTTCTGAACCAGTGAATATCACTAACATTTATTCGTTGTTCATTCATATGTTTCTCTGTTCATAATATCAGTATTGCGCCATTTTACACTAACGTAATCTTTAAAGAATTTAGAGGCACTTGCGTCTAGCTCCACTATCGTAGTGCCTAGTGCCCTGTTTAAGTCTAGCATCAACTCGTGAGCTACGTGCTCATCATCATTCTTATGTAGCTCCCATAGTCGGTCTAAGCAGCTAAAGTCCTGTACTTCTCTATAGTCCCAGTCACGTAACATTAGATAGTGTGTGCCTAGTCTAGCTCCTAGTATAGCCCACTGACCATTCTCTACGTCACGCCCGATGGTTTGCCATATGTGGAGATTCTGGAGATTGCCTGGCCATACATGTTGGAGGAAGGTGCTGGCGCTAGCAGGCATTGGACCATCGCGATTACACATCTTTACACCTTCACGGAATCCTGCTCTCCATGCCTGTTGAGGAGTATAGTTAGGGTAGGTGGTAGAGTAGCAGTTATGCATAGGCCAATAATTAGGATCCAGGCAGAACTCAATGTTAGTTCGAGTATTAGTGGGATCACTGGCCTCGTGAGTACGCATATTGTTGATATAGGATCTGGTCCAACATGATACGCCACCATTGCCATAGTGGAGGCCATTGATACAGTTCTTGGCCCGCCAACGGAATTGAGCATCCCGATTACTAGCGGTGATAGTTAGGCACTCGTCCAGGAAGTGCTCTTCTAACATATTGTCACCATCCACTAGAATGAATCGTTCAGTATTGGACGCGGCGGCAGCTGCCTTATGAGCAGCATCACTACCTCGAACTCCATCTACTCTAGTAGCCCATGGAGCCATGTTCTTTAGTTTGATCCAGAAGTCTTCTTTCTGTGGTTCATCATATGATAGGTATACTATGTCAAGTTCATCTATCTCTATAACTTCTAATACTTCTTCCTGGGTCTTATCGTTTAATTTCATTGGCTTGTACTTGGTAATGATTGACATCTGGGTAGCTACCTTGTGCGACTACACTAATGTCATATTTACTAGCAGCAAACCCTTGAGTATTATTTTTAGTTTTGACTAACTTAGTTACATGCCGGCGAACATGCGTATATATTAATTTACCACCTATGATTACGGCATCATGCCTAGCTTGCTGGTAATCTTCAAGAGTAATTACTAAATAGTCACCGGGTAAATCTTCGGTGGTATAGGTGATCACCTTACCATCACTGCTGTAATATACTCTGTATTCTGGTTGAGGTAGTGGCTGAATTGTAGATAAAGCTACCTGTAATGCTTGGGCTAGCTCTAACTGTTGTTCTGGCGTTAAGTTATTAAGATCAATCATTGAGTTCCTCTACAATCTTGTACGCAAAGTCTTTGTTATGATAATGTACGGGGTATAACTGAGGATACGTGTTTATTCTCATAGTATCTGGATATACCTCATATACTAGCTCATCATGCCATACTTCTGTTTCTAAGTTGTTAATAGCACGTTTCATATGAACCATGGAGAATTCTTTGAATGACGGTAGTGTTGTATTCTCCTCACCGACCACCATAGATGCTAGAGCATATACCACATCGGTAGTGGCACGTACTTCCGTACTGAATTTCAGCAGTGGTAGATAATCGCTCCAGTTCTCAAAAATGTTCTTGACTGCTGCGTAGAATTCACTGGCCAATTGGGACTTCTTAAAATAGGTGATAGCGTTATATGTTTGAGGTATACCAGAGTCCACGAATGTTCGTCTATATGACCTATCATTAGATATAACTCCACGGTAATCTCTAATAGTAGTACAAATATTGAGGTCTCTATCTTTAAGAATATCCCACCAGTATGTAATATCTCTAGGAATATACATATCAGCTTCTAGTTTTATAGTTCTAGTGTATGGAGATAATTCATATACTTGCCAATCATTGGCTAATTTCCAATCAGTCGTATCCATATCCACGATGGGTATGATCTTGTCCCACCCATCATCTACTATATCCACATTGGTAATAATAGATACTAGGGCAGCTGGCATAACTCGGTGAATACTATCACGGAGAACTGTGGCTAGATGGACATAATCTACTTGCGTAGTATTAACTGCCATTATTACGTATCCTTGGGTATCTTTGATGCTCATACGATTAAACTCATATAGTTGTCCTTATTCAGCATGTGAAAATCTTGATCCTTAACAGTGATTACTGACTTCTTTAGTCTGCCTCTAATACTAATATCGCACTTGATATTATACGTAGTATCATCAACTCGCTCTACCAGACCATCTGAGCCGATATGTTGGAGCTCGCCAATAATAAAGTCGGTGGCTATCTCCATGTGTCCATTTACCGTGTGGAGGGCGATTGTTAGGGCATGATCATTGCGATAGGTATACGGTAGGAATCCATGTAATTCAGCATAATATACATAATTCTCCTGTATCAACTTAATCATTTCGAATAGGTCTCTAGTGCGTTCTGTCCTGGTAAATCGCATCACTGTTGCCCAGTATGTAGAGTGGGAGTTTTTACCAATCATTTCATTGGTAGCATTGCCTGTGCCAATATATCTAGCGGTACGATAACAGCAGAAGTCACTGGGTTGTTCAAAAATTTGGAGGAGTCTGCTGCTATTAATCATATAATCAGTATCTAGTACTAAAGTATCGTCATACGGTGTAAGGTCATATACTCGATATCTGTTCTTATTGATCCACACTGCGTTCTTAAGGTGATTATTACGATCGGGTTCGACCACAATGGTATGGTCGAACTTGTAATCCCCAGCGCCATGTGACGCCAGAGTAGTCTCGTCTGTGATAATAGTTGTGGGTAGATTGAGGAAGCGCTGGACACGTTGGGCGACTGCGACTGCCATACGATAGTAGTCGTCCTTCATAGTGTTATGCGCTATGATTACTACACCTCTGGTTAATCCTGACATTATCTCTTTGCCTGTAGTTCAGTATATTCAGTGTGCCACTCGGACATGACCTCACTGTAGGTCTGTGCTGCCAATGTTAATAACTCCTGGCGATCTACCTCCACTGGATTACCATAGATATCTATTAAGATTTCATAGTTAGTATCATTGGTAGGCTCACGGAGAAATGAGATTAACTGTGGTGTAATTGCAAACATACCGCCACTATGAGCTATAGTTAGTTTATTGGTATATTTTTCTTTGAGGTATAGCTTTGATTCATTATGATTAAATCTATGCTTGATGTTATCTACTAATACTTTTGTTGACATTATTTGCTCCTATGATATTTAGAAGCTGTACTGTAGTAGTAGAATTTTATGTGGCGGCGATTGAGCCAGATACTGTTAGTGTTGAGCCGATAACACCCCAACTATTAGTAAGATAGGTGGTAGTTGGCTGTTTAAGGATTAATGTAACCGAGGTATTGGCAGCTGCGGCGCTACCATCTGGCACTTCGTCTAGTAGATAGGTCACTGTAACTACGCCAGCACCATCATACTTGACTGATACTTGTCCATATGTTCCTGATGTGTAGTTTGTACCAGTCCATGAACCTACAAAACTAGTGGAGCCCTTTTGTGTGATGACCGGGGTACTAGTGTTGGTCCAGGCATAGAAGCCATGGTTAGTACTAATATTTACCGAGCTGCCTGCTCCAGTGCTGGATTTTTGTTCGATGCCATGCCAGTTACTGCCTTCTATACTAACTGTGCCGCTGGTAGGACTAGACATCCATATCGTACCAATATCATTACAAATTTCACTAATTAGGCCGTTAATATTATAGCCAGCAACATAAGGATGACTGCCTTGAATGCCAATCTGCCCGCCGGCATTGAAATAATATCTTGCCGCATCATGACTTGGAAACGTAATAGTAAATGTAGCAGTTAATGAATTACTCCAAGTGCTACCATGCGTTTTAGTTGTGGAGTTAGTACTGCGATTAAGTACGGCGGAGTTTAATCTGTTGGTAGTTAACGTTGTTAAATTGTTAGTGATCACCGTGTTGATATTATCAGCGATGATACGAATAGTTTTTCCAGTAGCTGGAACAGTAGGAGCTAAGGTGTTACTCATACTAGTAATAGTACTACCCTGATGATTAGCCATCTTAGTGATGTAATCGATTAAGTTCTTCCAAGTAGTGGTCTTAATCTTGTCACCAGTAGCTACAGCAGAAATAGCTGTCTGGCCATAGCCACTATCTCCACTACCAGTACTCCATAATCCATTAAAGTTGGGCGTGTTAGTATTCAGGAAACCATTAATATCTCCTTTTTGTATTTTACCTAACGAGCCTGATTGATATGTCATATATGTATTCTCTAACTAATAGTTATCACGCCCCAACTTTCAGTTAAATTAGAGTTGCCTGTTTTAACCAGCAAAGTGATTGCTGTACCTTTTGATACCGCGATAGTTGAGCCGGTTTGAAGCGAAACAGTAACAGTGATGCTTCCCGCACCATTGTAGCGAACCTTAACTTTACCATTAGAAGTACTACTGTATTGTGTATTATTACCACCACCGTAGGCCGATGAACCTAGCTGAGTGTGTACTGTGGTGTCTGAGTTTACCCATGGACTATGGAATCCATAACCAGTGGCAGTATCGCTACCCCCGCCAAAGCTGCCGCCAGCTTTGTGAACTCCAGTATATACTGCGTTTGATAGTTTTACGGTATTTGTTCCTGTAGGGCTACTTAGCCAAATAGTTCCCATATTGCTACAAATCTCGCTGATGAGCTTATTAATTGTATATCCGGTACCTGCGTCATGTCTGGCATATACACCTAGTTGACCTCCGCAATTAAAGAAGTATCTAGCTCTGTTATGCTTTTCCGTAACGTTAGCTCCATCAAAACTAATAGTAAATGATACTGATTCAGTGCCGCCTGCCCATGTTCCATTTATGGTCTTAGTTGTTGGAGGTAGGGTAGTTTGACTAGCGGCATTTCGTCGATTAGTGTTAATCGCAACTAGATTAGTAGCGATAATAGTATCTACTGAGTTTGCGATAATTCTAATCTTGGTATCATCTGCTGGTTCCACCGGTATTGCGGTATTAACCATACTAGCGACACTGGTACCCTGATGGGCGGCTACCTTAGTGATTCCGTCTATTAACTTTTTCCAGGTGACATTGGAGATTTTTTCTCCTGTTCTAACACCAGGAATTTCAGGTTGACCGTAACCACTGTCACCTGTACCCACTCCTAATAGTCGGTTAAGGTTTGGTGTATTGTTATTCAAAAAGCCATTAATATCGCTTGATTGAATTTTGCCTGTGTTACGGTATGACATTATTCTATACTACAATGTTATACTGTTACGCTGGAGTATTAGTAACAGATACGGTACCCACTGCCCAACTAGCAGTTAAGTTAGTGGTTTCTGGCGGACGAACAGTAAGAGTAGCGGTCGTGCCAGTTTGAACTACAGCTCCGTTAGGAACTTCATCAATAGTAACAACAAATGTTAATGTGCCAGCACTATTATAACTAGCAGTAATTGTCACAAACGAACCCGCAGAGTAGTTCGCGTTATTTTGCCACCCCATAATAGTAGTATCACTAGTTTGTCTAGCTATCTGTGCTGCGGTAGACGACAATTGATAGAACCCAGTGCCAGTTCCGATTGTTGCGCCGCCTGCGTTCGAACCGCCGACTTTTGTAGTGCCAGTGTAGGCAGTACCAGCTAGAGTACATGTTCCACTACTTAGCCAAATAGTTCCTAAGTCAGAGCAAATATCTCTTATTAGAGAGTCAATGTCAGCTCCGTTACCGCTGTGATTGCCGGTATGGGATAGGGAGATACCAATTTGACCTCCACAATTAAAGAAGTATCTTGCTTGGTTGTTTGAACCCAGTGCCACTGATATGTTAAATGTAAGACTGTTAGACCAAGTGCTGGTCGTGGTACTAGTAGTTGTAGTAGTACTGCCCTGAGTTGCTGCGTTACGACGATTAGTAATAACAGTAGTAATATCTGCTCCTAGAGCTGCCAGAATAGCCACAGTGTCGCCAGTGGCTGGGGCCACTCTAGCAGTAGCAGTTGTGCCTTGATGGGCGGCTGCCGATGCTAATCTTGTAACTAGAGTATCCCATGGCGTGTGGTTAATAGTATCGCCTACGTTAATTCCAGCAGTAACTGCGGTCTGGCCATAACCAGAATCATCGGTGCCGGTGCCCCATATCTCGTTGATAGTGTCGGCGTTATCAGTGATAAAGCCGTTGATATCTGCTGCTTGTACTAGTCCGCCTACTGAATATGTCATTGTTGATCCTTACTTGACGATACACAGTACTAGTTTTTCACCGATATCTAGATTAGTTTCTAGTGCCCATCCAAAAGAGTTTTCCTTACTAGAAGTGGCTACGCCATTAGCGAATGGACTTACTTCGTCATGTTTATTTACTGGACCAACAATACGAACAGGAACTCTACCCACATAAGCAACAGCTGGGTGGGTCTCTTGTGGGCCCGCACCACCGTTCATTAAGTATGCCCAGTCATCACTAACTACGCCTAGCACTTTAGATGTGGTAGAAGCACCGGTGATTTCATTGATTCCTCCTACGGTCATTACAGAGCCTGTAGGATAGATATCGTCAGCGTGATGACGCTCAGCTAAGTCGGCTGAGTAGGTGGCTTCTAAGGTTGAACCTGCGGTGAGTGACCACGCTCCGTTGATAGTGCCGGCTGTAGTATTTGCTGCTCCTGCCGAGATTGTAGTGGCCGTTAGTGTGCCAACGATGTTTGCTCCACTGGTAACTTTCAGAGTAGCAGTCTCCACGCTTGTATTTGATACGAAGCTACCAACTTGAGCACTAGTATTAACTAGAAGTTGGTTAAGAGTTGCTGTACTGGTAGTAGTGACAGTGCCTGTGGCTAGAGAGGTAATATCGCCAGTAGAAGCGATGATTTTGTTGACGTTGGCTTGGTTGCCAGCAATATTACTTGAGGTGCTACCGATGCTACCGACGATGCTTCCACCGACATATAAGTTACCGGTGATACCTACGCCGCCAGCAACTCGTAGGGCGCCAGTGCTGTTTGTTGTAGCGGCGCTTCCTGTGATTGTTACGTAGGTAGGAGCAACTACCAACACATTCGCGTTAGCGCCCGAGCTAATATTAACGTTACCGTCAAGTGCTGGGATACTTACTTTACTGGTCCCATTGGCGAGATTACCGCTGAACGTTGTCGCAGTGACCGTGCCGCCGGAGAAATTTGCGTTACCTGCTCTTAGATTGCCTAATGTGGTAATACCAGCAACATCAGTGGTAGTAGCAAAATCAGCACTGCTTGCGATTATGAATTCGCCTGCAAAGTTCGCGCCATTTCCTTGTGCTGCTGCGTTAGGATTTTTATATCCAATGAATGCGTCTTTTTGTGTGCTGTTATAATATACTAAGTGTAGGCCGCGATCTTTGCCATCATTGGCGGTGAGGTTTGCTCCATTGGCGCCTCCTAAACTAATAATTGGGTTTACTACAGTAAAGCTATTAGATGACGCAGTGGTGGTAGTTCCCTGAACTACAATATTGCCCTTAATTAATACATCATTATTGAATTGTCCAAAGTTCGCTTCTACTAGATTCCCTCCATAGAGATTACCTGTAGTTAAATTGCCAGTAATTGTTGCGGTGGGTAATGATAACGTGCCTCCGTTAATGGTAACCCCAGCATTGCTAATTACTACGTTACTGGTGCTATTCCCTGCGAACATTGATGTGAAATTTCCCAAAGGGGATGTGACATTCGTGGTAAAATTACCAGTATTAGCCTTCAACGCAGTAAAGTTACCAGTAGTAGCACTCAACGTGCCTACGCCAGAGATATCCTTTGGGTTAATGTCATAAGGCATGCCATTGGCATATACGTTTGCTGGTTTATCAAAAGTTACGAGATTAGTCCAATCAGTATGCGGGATAAGATTAGCGCTGCTGCCAGTATCATCAAATACTTTTAAGCCTTGATTGGTAGATTCAGTATTAGCCACATCATACCATAATTGACCAGTGATTGGGTTTTGAGGTCCCTGTACGTTAGCACTAGTAAAGTTTTCAACAATAGACAAGAAGTTTTGATCTACTGGGCTGCCATAGCCACTAAAGTTTCTACCAGGGAATGTTAAGTTAGCAACTGTTCCTGATTGTCCATCAGGTACCGTTAGCGAGGTGTTGCCGTCTTTTCCGTAATTTAATGTATATGACATCTCAATTTATCCTTATTCGTTTATTTATCGTGTATTATAGTCGGCCAACTACCACTTCAATGGTGCCGATACCACTAGTCAGTTTGTCTTCTAGTGCTTTGCCAATCACTGAACCCATCGCTGGGTTATTATTAACCATAGCGTAGCCGCCGCCGGCTGCTACCATCATGTCGCCCTTTTGGCAAGTGCCGAATACATGACATGGCACTCTGCCGATAAGTGCCACTAGCACCCGAGGCACAGATTGTCCAATCTTTTGGTTCATGACATACGCGGGATCAGTAGATACTACGCCAGCTATTCTAGTACTATTACGAGTGTCGCACATCTGTACTTCTTCTGTGCCGCCAAATTCTACTACTGTACCTGGCAGAATGTCTAATTCACTTGAATAATATTCTGCCAAGTCAGCATAGGTTGACTGTAGGGTACTGCCAGCAGCTAGTGTCCATGTGCCGGTGATTGTGCCTGTCGTAGCAGTAGCGCCAGTTGTTAACGAAGACGAATGAACAGTTGTTGCGTTTACCGTCGTGGCATTTACTGTAGTAATATTACCAGTGGTTGAATTTACTGTAGTAATATTACCAGTAGTAGCAAATACGTTAGTTATGTTAGCTGATGGTGCTTCTACGGTGGTAGTAAAGCTGCCGGTAGGAGAAACCACACTTGTAGTAAATACGCCATTGCCGCCGCCGATATTACTAGTAGCACTTGCTGCTACTGTGCCAACAATATTGCCAGTAACAGTGATGTTGCCAGATACCGATACGTTATCTAGTGTAGTAATAAAAGGCTGATTGCCGGTCATTAGAATACCGTCAATACCAGTGCCGCCAACAGTAAGTCCATTTAATGTACCAACTGATGTAATATTTGGCTGATCTCCGTCTGTAAGCTGACCTGCCACCGTATTAGCAATGATGCCGTTACCGGTGATACTGCCGTTAGTATCTCTGATTACGGCAGTATCAGCTACCGCAGCTTTAGAGCCGGGGAACCCGCCTAAGAGCTCCGCGTTCAAGTTTGCGACAAGACTAGTAGATGCCAAATTGAATGGTGAGGCGCCAGTTAATGTACTGTTAATAGCGCCAGATATAGATAAAGAAGTTAGTGTACCAACGCTAGTAATATTAGGTTGACTGTTGTTATAAACTCGCCATGCTAAATTAGCATTGCCTACTTGACCACTTACGTTGCCACCAGCTACATTATTAGCCACGTTAGCAAACTTAACTTCACCGTCTACGTTACCACCATTTAAATTCTCTAGTGTATAACCGTTGCCATAAAATTGGCCGGAACCATTACTAGCGACATTAGCATAGAAGCGATCAGAGGTTACGTTACCTATGCCGCCGTATACATAATCATATGAGAAATTAGTGCCGATATTGAACGTAATATTACCACTATTAGAACTGCCAGTACTAGCGATAGTTACTACGTTTGCTGTACCATTAACGCCGATAGCTACATTGCCGTCTTGACTTGTCACTGCAACGTTACTTTCCACTGTAGGGCTGTTACTGCCCCAAGAAATCTTGGTGGGTGGGTTATCACTACTTAAAATCTCAACTTTACTGGCAGTGGAATAATTTCCAGTACTAGTGAATAGGTATAGAGTATTAGCTCTCTTATTTGGCGCAGGACTAGTTTCATATACTAATTGACCAGTAATGAACTGAGGATAAAGATTAGCGTTACTATGATTGGTATAGGTGTTGGCAAAGTTCTCAGCTAATCTAACATAGTTTTGATTTGTAACTTTACCATGACCATCAATAGCAGTATTACTGGTATAGTTACGTCCCATTAATACTAAGCCATGTGTGTTAGCTAGTGTATTGGAAAGATCATGAGTATTAGCGCTACCTAGACCAAATGCGGCGGCGTAACCAACTTCTAGTTGCATTGTGGCATTGCCGTTACTACCGTAATAGTTAATCTGATATGAATTTGCCATTTATATTCCTTACACTGTTACTAAGTTAGTGATTGCTTGTACACGAATAGTGTAATCAACCTGAATCTGTCTGTTTAGTGATTTTTGTACTGGGTGGAATACTACGTGGCTGATTAGTTTAGTAATTAGAGTATTAGTGCCATCACTGCCATAGTTACACTTGAGACCAAGCTCATCGAATACAAACTCACTATCACTGTCAGTAGCATTATCGAATGCGTATTGTCCACTGGGCTCACCGTAATCAAGTAAGCAACTGATTAGAATATCACTGTAAGTTTTGCCACTAACATGACTAACCGTCATTTTATTACGAGTTGGGTCCTGATTACTGATTAGATTATCATCCACATTCTTAGCATATGTTTGATTATATAACTCTGAATTTACGCCATTTACGTTAGGCGGAAGATATGTAATCAAGCCAGTACTATCCACAGAGGCGCCGCCATTGCCGAATGCCATCTGATAGATTGTGCCAACGCCACGATTGCTCAGGGTATTAGCAATAGCTAGAGAAATATTCTCATAATTAATGGCGTTGTCTTTATCCACTAGAACTTCTCCACTATTTGGGTCGAAAATCTTAATGTGTCCCTTGACGCTTACTGTTGTGAGTTGTTCCACTTGTATTCCTTTATTAATCGGCTCTAGTTTGTACTAGAACTTTGCCCGAGTCCGGGTCTGTAATTTTTAAAAAACTAGAGAAATAGAAACCGGCAGTTTCGTTAGGAACTCGTTCTGGAGTTCTAACATGATTGGGCGCGGCTTCTGATTTATCCTGTTCTGTCATAGTTATATTTATCTCTTATCTAACCTGCTTATTCAAGAAATCAGCAATCGTGCTATTGCCATCAAGCTGTAGCGGCAGGTCAAGACTATGAGTTAGATATACTGTAGTATCGGCAGCTACTAATGAATGCTGTTCAGATGTCTTAATTATCCAAGTATTTCCTGATTGATAGCTATTAGCGATATCAAAGTCATGGTATTGGGTCGTAATCTCGTCACCGACTCTGGCTGCTGGGCTTTCTGCAGTTTCGATAGTCCAGGTAGTAGAATTAGCAATAGAAACTAGCCCGCCTTGAGTATTAGCGTAGCTGTTAGTAACAGTAAACGCATTCTGAATAACTATATTGCCGTTAGCGTCGATTGTATCTATGGTGACTAGATTACCATCATGCTTGAACGATACAGTACTACCGACCGCAATCTTTCTAATATTATTGTCAGCGTCGATATTAAAGTTGAATACGTTTGCTGTAGGAATATTATAGAACGAGTACTCGCCTTCTGGTTGAGTAACAGCACTACTTAACGTGATAACTCTGCCGAATATTTGAGTGACAGTTGTACCGGCTGTAATGCCTTTGCCAGAAACATACATTCCCTTAGTAATACCAGCAGTAGATACCATAGTCATGGTAGTATCACTGCCGCCAGTACTAGCATAGGTAGCGTATACATATTCTTCGGTGCTAGCATTAGTATAGATAATGTTAGCTGTCTCGGTAGAAGATACGTAATCCGTGTATGTTTTGCCGTTAGCATGAGTTTTCTTAGTTATGAATGCGATTGTATCTTTTGCTACTACTGAGCCAATAACATCACTAGCGGTAGAACCATCACTATTAACTCCAGTAGGATATGTGAATGTGTATGTTCCGCCAGTAGCATTGGCAGTAATAGCAGTCTTGATATTGTTACTATACCAGTTCTTATATGCGTTGCCAGCATCACTGATGTTCTCATCTAGTACACCCTGAACTATATCATAAAGTTTGATTTCTTTAGCACCAGTTGAATTACGACCGCGCTTAAAGCCAGAGATTAGTCCATAACTTGGATTACTTTGTTCTAGTACAATAGAAGAGAATTGTAGTTCTTCGCCGTTAATCATTAGAGTGTTGCCAGCAGAGATAGTTACATTTACTTTAGTTACTCCTGGATTACTAGAGAAGATAATCTTTACTGTTGTGGTGTTAGAAGTAGCAATTGATTCAAAGCCAGTGATTGCTACACCAGCAACAGTAGTTATCTTGATGTCGGATACTTGTCTGTTATTAACATTATCCACTAAACAGTAGTAGATACCAGATTCTGGATCCATTACCACATCTCTTGCGCCGGACACTGAGTCGCTACCGCTGAATACTGCTGTCTTAACTAGGGCTTGTGGATTATTAACTCTGAATGAAGACAATTCACCAGTGTTAATGTCATTGATCACTTCTGTTACATAAGTTCTAGTGAATTGATTTTCACGATGTAACTTAGGCGTATTAGGCACACCACTTACTGTGTTCCACGTGTTATTAATTCTAAACTTATTCTCGTCTGGGCTTGTAGTAGGCACCATACTAGTAATCAATACTTGATCACCAGGAGCAATAGCTTTCTGAATTAGTAAGGTACTAACGTCACCGAATTGAGTGAAACTCAATAAATTAGTAGGAACATATTCACGATGGCCAATATATGGACCTGGAGCATCCGGTGAATAGATAATACTAACGAACAGTCTACTAACGTCCGTTAACTTGTAACCGTCAGGTTGAGTGATTACTAACGGGTTAATAGATAGAGTTGAATCACCACTATTCACGGCATTCAATAACTGAATATAACTAGTGCCAGTCAGTGCGGTGAACGGAGACGCAGAAGAAGTATCCCAACGATTGGTCAAATTCGTATTAGATGGCTCATCTACGTTGTACAAATACACCTGCTTACTTGAGTCTTGTACTGTAGACATATCATAATAGTTAGTGCTACTTACGTAGAAGCGTCGGCCATCTAAAGTACTGGCAGATGTTCCGTGAATCATGACTTGCTGTAGAGGACTCTTGTTAGTCAAGCTATGAACAGTATCTAGCGTTATCAGCGGCGGGCTGGTAAGACTGAACTTGATGCCAGGGATACGAGCGCCTGACAAATCTTCTAACGAAGATAGTCTAGGAATTAAATTAACGGTAGCATCAGTTACACGCTGAGTTAATAAACTTTGACCCGTTGTTCTACCGAATGTAGTAATCGCTACTTTAGAGGTGCCTGTCTTAAATACTGAACCCGTATTCAATACATTCAATGTGCCTCCTAACTTATCTTCATCTACTTCAATTGTGAATGTATCTGGTGGTACTTGACCCGGCACTTGATAAGATAATGTAATAATATCGTTGTCTTTTAATTTAATAAAATTAGGGTTAAGAACAACGTTAAATGATGATTGATTATCGAATGGTGTGCCGTCGTCAAAGAAGCCCCAAGCACCAGTTGCTAAGTCGTCTTCTGTTACTACCGTATTGAAGGCATCGTTAATGAAGTCAGCGTCCATTTGATAGAACTTACCGTTAGCGAAATCGTAATTTAAGTTCCAGTAGATTTCAGTTGGGGCCACTGGGTTAAATTGAGGGATTTCCGAACCGTTTACCAGCACTGTAAAGAACTCGATATCGAATTCACTAATACCGTAAACTGGGGTAGGGTAAGAAATTTTTAATTCGTCTTTGTCAACTTGAATAATCTTACGATATATTTGGGTAGGTGATGGGCCATCTACGCGAACGCCATCGATTTCTACTACTAAGTTATTCTCAATACTGAACGTCAAACCGACAGTAGTTCCTGGGGTGACCGTCACGTCTGGTATACCACCAAAGTATGAGGTTAAACTGAATTTACTATAGCCGTCAGTATCGGCAATATAGTACTTAATAGGTGAATGATATCCAGTGATGGTCGCAGTGCCGATTAACTCACCAGTAATAGTAACCGTATCATTGACTTTCATTTGAATACTAGAAGAACCGTAGAAGTACCCATCTGCTTTAACTTCGGTCACCTTAATAGAACTGTAGTTATCATCTCCAAGGAAGCTATTCAACGTGTAACATAATCTAGGAACTGTATAGTCCTGAACTACATTAAATGACAGACCTGTAGTCGAACCTAGGGTAGTCACAACATCGGCTGTGCCGCCGGACGTAGTAGATAGAGTAAAGTTAGTTGTGCCATTAGTGGCAATAATGTAATATGTAGTAGGATTAACATAGCCTGCGATTGAACCTGTGCCGGATAATAACCCACTAACACTCATAATATCTCCAACCTTCAGTGTCACCGATGATGTACATGAGAATACTCCACCTGTACTAGTAATCGAGACACTGCCTAATTTAGTTGTCACTGGCTCAATAAAGTCCTTTGGTAGACCTTCTGCCTTTGCTACTCGCTGGGTTAACGGAGTAGAAGCACCATTACTTCCGTAAGTTACTTTGATGTTATCATATAAGGATAGATCACTTAACTTAAATGTAATTGTGGCGAAACCTTTATTGGACGCTAGTTCGACATCGGTTGGATTTACTACTGTGTAGTTTGATACATTAGTGCCATTTAATTGTAGGTCTAGTTTACTTCGAGCGTATGCTAGATCCGTGATCGGTACAACAAAGTCAACGTATTCGATACCATCCACGTAGTAACTGCTATTGATGTCTTCTGTAGAAACAACGAACATGCCAATCACATTAGTAGTCAATACAAATGAGGCGTAATCAGTGGCATTATCATATTCTTCGGTGAATACAATTTTTGCTGGATTGTATGGGTCGTTTACTTGATCATATGGTCGAAGTGGCTCAATAGTATAGTGACCACTTGAACTATATTCCGGATGTGTAGTGTTAGTCAGATATGTTAATGCCTTCATATCTGTAGTAATACTACCAACTGATACTAACGTAGATAGCCAATAGTTAGTTTCGTTTGGCGTTTCAACGTAACAGTAAGGTACGTCCAAATGTATTTCGCTGTGATATGTAATACCAGATGATTTATCTTTATTGTCTTGTACTTTCTTTATAGGGAAGTATTTACTACTGCTACGAATTAGATGACTTCCGTTGCCCGCTTCGTATATCACAAGATCAAATGAGGTGTACGCCGCAACAGCACTACCAATTACATATATTACCTCGTTGATCCAGTCAACTGTGTAATCATCACCTGGCGTCAATCTAGTTTGTCCGTCTTTACCGTCAGGCATACTAGTGTTGCCATAAACAGATATAGACATTGGATTAACTACGATATCCTTAAATTGAATACCCGTAGTAGAATCACTGAACATCTTTGACCCATCTGAATAGTATAAGCTAGTAGAAGGTGCTTGTCTAATCAGTCTGACCATATTGAAGCCCGTCCCGCCGAAGTTTGACGAGTTAGTACCACTAGCAATCGAAAGAGGATCCCATGTTGAGCCAGGACGAGTAGTTACTGTGAAGTTGATACCATCAGTAACAATGCCTGCTACTAGTTCTTCTGGAGAATATCCACTTTCGAAGGGTGCGCCAACGATGTCATATTGGGTGGCAGCAGTGCCGTTAGGTGCCTTGATGATAGTATCGTAGTTACTACCATATAAGAATTGGCCGCCGTTTTGACTTAGAAGAGGAATTCTGTTCGTATCATTCTCGGCATCATCCTTACTTAAATATACTCCGGCACGACGACTATCGATGATCCCTACCCAGTAAGTACGATAGTTAGTTAACCCAAAATTAGTTGGATTACTAGATTGCTCGAACAACATCTGTAACGCCGTGCCCACAGAATAAGAGATAGGATCAGTTAAAGCAACAATCGTTTGTGGTTTAACAACTGTGCCGCTGGCGCCGTCTGGAATAGTAACGATAGAATTGTCAGTGGTGCGTAGAGATATAGTAGTATCGTCAATGACAGTGACATAATAGTATTCAGTCGTTTTGCTTGTTGGGAATGTGTATACTACTTTGACCATATCGCCATTAGCGTATGATGTCTTAACAGATGACTTGACGCGCCATAATGACATACGTTCCGTAGATGATGGGGTGTCTCCAAATAAACCAGTAGTATCTGTTAGAGTAACTTTGTTAGTTACATAGTCTAATGATTTAACTGTGTATGTTTGTAACGGAACTAAGCCACCGATAGCGTTACCGGTAAAGTAAATTTCATCACCAATAGATAATGATTTAACAGCGTCAATAGAATTGAGTGTTAGATTGTTAGTATCCGCGGTAACTTCTGTTACATAGAACTGACTACTATCAGCTAACATTGTTCCAGAGATAGGCATAGTAGTAATGCTTGTGCCACCAAGTGTCGTACTTAGAGTTATATTACTGTTAGCGACACTCGTAACGAAATAGTTAGTGTCAGCGACGATACCATTAGCTTCAACCACGGCAGTCATCTTACCGGTTCCAGCAGTCAATACTGTTATCGGTGTTCCTGAATAACTCAATGTAATTTCTGTGGCCGACTGTACTGTTAAAGTATAGTCAGCGCTCTGTAAGTTAGTGCCGCCGTTTGCTGTATTTAATCCTCCGAATACAGGTGAAGCATTTGTGCCAGTAAACCATACGTTCATGCCATTAGCATATGAAGCAGTATTAGACACAGTGATGTATCCGTTTGCTGACACTTTAGTAGCAGTCTGTACGTCATACTTACCAAATGAGCCAGTGACTTTAGCAGTTGCCGCTAACACACTAGAAGTCAATGGGTGAACTGGTCCCATCAACGCATCCGATATTGTGATATTATTGGTATCAATAACTTGTTTTACGTAGTAAGGAGTAACATTACTAATGTTTGCTGCGCTGACATCGCCACTAAACTCAATCTTCATGCCTGGAGCAATATTGGCCGTAGAGCTAACTAGTAATTGACTTGGCGTAGCAGGGTTAGTACTAGAATATGTTCGATTAACATCAACCGTTACTGATACATTACTAAAGCGTACTGAGTCACCAACTGACACAAAGTCAGTAGTATTCAATGATACAATACCGTTAGCATAGATGTTACTAGTAGTGTATTCCACAGGCTTAATTGTCATGTACCCATTACTTGTAGTCAACGAGATACTATTACCGATAGAACCATTAGTGAACGTGTCACTGATGCTGATTACATCTTTTGATGAGTTAATAAACGATACAACATAGTTCTTATTTTTCAGAGTTACTTCTGAATCAATACCGTTACTAACGATGTTGCCAAATAATGCTCCGTCAAATTTAATTCTGTCGCCAATACGCACATTGTCTGTAGATTTAAGTGTGAACAGAGTCTTGTCTACTGAGGTGGCAGCAGGTAATGCGGTTAAACTAATCTCATTGTTACTAGTTCCAGTAATGCGCTCGACGTAAGTAACTACTTCTGGAGCAGTTTCTCTTAGTTGAATAGTATCAGTATCTAAATCTACTTGACCTGCCAAGAAGGCATACGTCTTAGTATCACTAAATGGTAAGTTCTTAACAACTGGATATGGGTTTGTTACGCCGGTCATTAACTGGCTCATATCGGTCATTGTAAAGCCAGCCATACTACCAGTTGGTTTATAGAAACCAGCGATTCTATCGGCGGCTGTTAGTTCGCCGTCTCCACTATCTACTTCTGTCCAGTATGCTAGATTAAAGGTGTCGGCGAGTTCAGTTGTGTTTAGATTTCTATTGGCGCGATATAGAACGCCGTCATATACTGCTAGATCATTCTTTGAATAATAAATTCCCTGACCCCAGAGGCCCGTGCCCCAACCAGCATCACTGAATAGTCCAGTCTCAGCATTCCAGTCTTTAGCGTAGCTTAGATACGATGTTCTATCGAACTTCATATTAACTTTCATCTCTCTTACTGGTAGATTATCAGTGAAGATACTTACGCGGGCAGTGACTGCGATTGTGGCAGTTACATTATCTAATAGAGCGATTCTAGTAGAATCTGTTCTTGGCGTATTAGATATTGAGCCTGAACCGGATGGTGTAATTCTGTCGTTAGAATAGCCGGTCATGGCCTTTTCTTTAGTAGAATAGATAGCTATCTTAGGAGCACCGTTAAGTACGCCATCTATTCCTAAATTCTCTACGTAGTAGTATTCAGGAGAGGCTGGCTTTGATGCGTAGACGATCTTGATTTTGTCGCCAGTGACAAATGGTAGTTTATCTATATTCGTCGCGCTGTCGAACGTAATGATATTATTTGCTGTATCACTGAATGATAGGAATGTTTCGACTGTAGTATAACCGTTGATTGCCTCTTTGTATGTTCTATATAGAGAGATGGTGTTTTCATCAATGCTCTTAACGTAATAATACTGATTATTCTTTAGACTCTTTGTCGTGCTATCATCTTCAATATCACTGACAACAACGCAATCACCATCAACAAACGGGTGACCCGCGATACTAATTTGATTTAGTGTACTGTCGATTTGATTTGTGTAGATTAAGCCACTAATGCTACTAGCACCTACTCTAATCTCAGGCAGTACGGGGTATCCGTCGCCGGCATTAGTCAGTGTCACGCTAACTAGCTTTGTCTCTGATAGCACCGGAGTGAATACTGCTGGCGTTCTTGGACCGTATGGATATTCAGTAGTGTCGAAGTAAGCCGAAATAACAGGAAGACTTGTATAGCCACGACCGCTATCCATGACCATTACTGGTTCAGGTAATAGATATACATTAGTGCCTGCTGTATAGCTCTGTGGCTGCTGGAAGTTAATGCCTCGTGTTAGACCACTGATAGTGTTTGTTTTTCTATTTAAGATAGTGTAACTAATTTCTTCGTTGCCGATTAAAATTGTTCCACGAACTGGAAGAACAGTAGCTTCATCAACGACAATAGATGTACTAGTATTACTAATATCATTAGTAAGGGCAGTCACTAAGATAGTACTGACTTGCTGGTTGCTAATCGTTAGGCCGAAATGATTGTACCAGTCACTATACGATACATCTTTCCAGATACTATCAGTTGATAAGTATTGTCCCGAAGTCGTGACTTGAGATACTAATTGAGGGCTTAGGAATTTACCAACAGATGAGTTGTACTGTGCTGGTAAGTCAAAGTCAGTGAACACGCCGTTGTATTCTTCAATGCCATCATAGGTGAATGAGAAGTCTTTAATGAATACGTGATATGGTTTTACTTCTTTTAAGTAGCCTTCGACTAACTCGCGAGTGTCACGCTTGTATTGTTTGTAGGGCTTTAGTTGACGAATTGTGTGCTTAACATCTATCAAACTGGTCTTATTCAACCATGGTAGATAGTTCTGCTGCTGTTGACCCTCGCTTTGAATCAAGTTAAACATCATCATTAGACTTTGATTGTTCTCGATTAAGAGTTCGTTTACATATAGTTGTTCAGTGATCCAACGAATGATGTGGTAGATTTCCATTGATGGGATAGGCTGTGTCGTGGTGTACAATTCAGATTTGATTTGAATTGTGCCGCGCTGTAGACCTACTCTAGTCCAGCCAGTAGATGAATATGAGTAATATTCATTTACGCCCTGGCCATTTTTGATGACACGGGCCACTAGTCCCTCTGTTAGCGTTACATTACCGTAAGAGCTAGCGACGAGGTCTCCTTGACCAATAGTCATTAGATCAGTGTATGATTGAACTTCTAGAGTTACTTTCGTGCTTGAACTATAACCGGTTGCCCACCAAGTTGTGTTTGTCCAGTAATCTGTAGTATCGTATATCTTGATACTCATTGTGCCAACGTTCTCAGTCAATCCTATAGTAGACCCATTAGTAGAGTCACTTACTGTAATATATTGACCGTAGTCATCTGTGCCTATCTTTGTGATGTAGTGTGACTTATTCGCTTCTATGCCACCGTATGAAGTACCTTTAACCGTCACTGCTTGACCTTCGTATAGTCCTGTAACAGTTTTGCCTTCTTGCGTAGTGATGTAAATATTAGTAGAAGAGATCGCTGATACTTCGCCGTTGATGTATAGCGATTGATTTAATAAGTACATACCACGAGTCTCAGTAATAGTGTACTTTGCCATGGTGTCGTTAGCGTACTGAATGAAATTCTTCAAGGCTAATGCTCTATCAACAAACATACTTTGACGAGGGCGGAATGAAGTGCCATATCTAACGAGTTCGGGTAAAGTTGTATCTGGCACAGACAGACCTGATAGATCAGCGCCCATAAAACTAGTGACGTATTTCAAATACATACCGAATGGCACTTGATCTACCGTAGATGGTACTCCGGCCAAGAATGACTCATCATTGCCGTCCTGAATTAGACTCCAGTCTTGATGACCACGGTCGCTGTTGTTACCGACACTATAACCTAAATGTAGGGCACTTGAGTGACTTTGAATACTATCTTGAGCATTGAATAGAGCTACTGTGTTTGTAGTTAGCGCTCCCAAGAATGCTACCCCACTGTTAGCTGGGTTCAAAATGTATTGACTGAGTACTGATGGACTTAATGTCTTACCTACAGGAACTTGATCGTAGCCTTTTACCCAGAAATAGTACTCAGTGGTTAGAGTATTACTAGACTTATCAATGATTGTGGCACTTACATAGTCATTGAAGTTGGATGTATAGCCGCTACCACTGTAGTCAACTGGTAGCACTGAGCTACTAATCCAAGTGTAGATGTCCGCAGTACTGCCAGGGAATGCTCTACCAAAGTAACGAGAGTTGTAAGTCACATCTGGTTGATTGTAGTTCATCAAGCGAATGTTTGATGTGTCTAACCATGTTGTTCCGACGCGGTTCGCTCCCCATACTGTACCCGTTGAGTACACTGCGGGATCGACAAGACCAATGATGTCAATGTTCGTTTCAACGGCGGACAGCATCTTTCCCTGAGCAGGATCGATGTAGTCTAGTCTATCTAGTGTTTTGTTAGTTTCTGTATCGTAGATAGAGATCGTACTTAGACGATTGACATCCACACGCGGTAATGGTTGCTTGTCTGTGTACCAACTACTTGTCTTTGTTGATGAGCTATCGATTTTGAAAGTAGTGACACGGCCTGTGCCTGATTTGTACCAGTCTGGGCTACCGACAGTGATTACGCCGTCCGTGAATGATAGCGCACTGCCGTAATGAGGGGCTGTTGATTGTAGACTTCGTTCACTGTCTGTAGTTGGGATGATACAGTATTGACCGAATGTGTACTTGCCTGGAGCATCAATTGTCTCACTATTTGAAGACAAGTAGTCGTATTGATATACGCCGCCGGTGAACGGAAACTTATCGATGAATGTTGTAGCGCCATTGTCGAAGATACAATCGTTCATGGCGTTTAAGTCATTGGTGAAGTCGAATGTAGTTTCACTGAACGTATCTACTGAACGAGCACTGACGATGATACTGTCTCTAGTACTGTCATCTTGATTCATTGCTACTGTCCAGCCGAATTGACTATTTGTATCTAAGTTCTTGTCGTTGATGACTTGTGTCTTGATGTATGGGGTGATGCCGATGTCAGATAGCGCTGCTTCTGTGGCACCAACAATGTCAATCTGATCATTAGGTACAGCAGCAGTGCCGACTTTGTTTGACAGGGTCATAGTTGCGGTGTCGCCGTATGTAGCAACAACGTTAGTTGGCTCGATGGAGTTGATTTGATACGCCACGCGGTTACGCTTATTGTCAGTGATGCTACTAGGCATCTCAGGATTAGTTGCTGATGCTGGTAGTGTTGGGTTTGCTAACTTGCTACTAGTGCTGTAGTTTACTTCGAACCCGTCAATGTACAATGTACCGGCCACATCCGTACTCTCACTTACTGTAGCAGTTACAGTGCCGTAGCGTTGACCGGCATTAGTGAAGCGATATACTGCGCCTTCAACGTTCTTAACTTCATTGACTGTTGCTAGTTCGTATGGTGCGCCGACAGTAATTTCTGCGCCGTATCTGTTTGTGGCGACGGAGCGACCGAAGTTTGCGCCGATGTGCGGCTTGCTACTTGTAATTGTCTGCTGCTTTGTTAGAGCGCCGTAGTTGATGTAGATGGTTGTGCCTACTGGCGGCGCTACGGTAAACGTAACTGTTGAACCAACAACACTGTAACTACTAGCTTCTTGTAGAGTAGCGTTGATGTAAACTTGAGCTACCTCGCCAGTTATTGCTGACGATACTGTAAATACTTTGTTAGTCAATACATCTTGTAGGTATGAGCGGCTTGCTCTGTCATAAACGTAGACTACGCCACCTTCCGAGTATGTCTCGTCACCGACTAACAATGCTTGATTGCTGGCGCCTACGATTACTTTACTGCCGTCTTTAGCTGTTGCTAGACTTGTGATTTCGCTGCCTACAGTAGTAGTTCCTGTATTGATGTAAGTAGTTCCTACTTTGAAGTATGTAGTTAGTGTAGTATTGTTAGCAACATACAACCAGTTTGTATCTCTACTTAATGTGATGACACCGTTGTTTGCTACTGTCAATGATTTGACTACTAGTTTCTTTAGTCGCACTGTACCTGATAGCGTAGATGAACTTGTTTTTGGAATAATTTCATCGCCAACTTTGTACGTTTTGTATGTTGTAGTATCATTAACGTTGTACGCTACATCTCTGTTAGCAAGTTCGTTCCACTCTTTCTGTGTCATGGTGCCCAACGATACAATGATGTAAGTTTCGTCAGTGTAAAGAGTAGATAATGATACTGTATTCAAGTTGAAGTCAAATACATAGAGAGTAGACGGACTACTGCAAATCGCTGTTGTGCCTGATGCTACTACTGAGGTGATGCCGTTGATAGTTTGTAGTAGAGAGCCGTTTTTGTACAGTCCATTATTAGCGACAACTAGTTCACCGATAGCACTAGTGTATGCCACTGACTTGCCGTAACCAGTACGTGTATTTTCAAATGTCAGTGTAGTGTCACTGGATGCGGTTGGTGCCACTGATATAGTGATAGTATTGGTTGTTGCGCTGATGGCAGATACTGTAGTTCCGTTAACGATACCGGTACCAGATACTAGCTGACCAACAATGACGCCCGTCTTAGATGTAACCGCAACAGTAGTACTAGCTTTTGTTAGTGTAGCGTCAATGCTTATTGTTTGCTTCTCGTACACAGGCGAAGCGCCGAGTACGGACCAGTCACCACTAGTGTCTTCGTCAACCCAACTCAAGCGAGTAGAGAATTCCGCAAACGGCACTGTTTCTGTGTATAAGCTCAAGTTACTTGCTTGCTCTACACGAACGCTGTACAACTTGAATGTGATGCCAGTGCCAGTTAGTGTTACAACTGTCTTAGGTAGCGTTAAATCGATAACCACTGAACGTAAATCAACGATGGTAGTTGCTGTGTAGTAACCGTTTACACGATCATCAAAATCAACAACTACAAACGGATCATCTTCTAGTAGACCATGCGGTTCAGAGAATGTCAATGTTACAGTGTCGTTCAAGTTGTTTCTAACTGAACTTAGTACTGTGCCAATGCTTACTGGCGTGAACACATCCCACTTACTGTTGTAGTTTGCTACCCACACTACATCACCGCGATACAAATCAGAGATGTTTGTAGCAGTAGAGTTTAAATCAGATAAGTTGTAAGCATAGTAGTCAACGTCATCGATGTTGACATAACCGGCTGTTGGTAGGCCACGTTCTTCAACATACGTCAAGCTGTATGATGGTAGGAAGTTTGCGTTATCTGGACTGCGTCCGTAGTTGATCAAATCGTTCTGATACTTGTAGTCTTGCCCGCCTTTGTTCTTCTTTTTGCCCTTGAATGCGATGTCACCGATAGCAACTTTTTGCTGTACTCCAGATTTGAAACCTATTGTCGAGAAATCTACTGTACTTGCCATCGCGTCACCAAAGCCGATGATCGCTGGGTTACCAGTAAGTAGATTTTGATATAGTGGCGTTTCTACGAAGTTACTGTTTAGTACACTACCGAAGTTGCTAGTTTTGATTGCCCAGTTTTCACGAACGTCATAATCAAGATCGCCCTGTAACGGTGTTGCTCCCTTGAACGCTAGTGTTGACTTGTTAGTACCCTTACTGCTAATCATGTTTTTGTAAACATTAATTTGCGTAACGTCTGATAGCGATGCTAACGACATGTAATCACGTGGACGGAAACCTATCAAGCCAAATGCTAGTAAATCTTCATCTTGTTCTAAGTTTGCTTGTTGAATATCGTAGAGTTGACTACTCTCATACGCAGCAGTACTAGGATTTGGCAACAAGCCTTGTTTGATGTTCTCGTAATTACTCTCAGTCCAAAGAGTGTAGTCAAACGTATCTGATGGCTGGATTAGTTCTTTAGCAAACCAGTACTTATTTTTGTACAGAACAATCTGACCTTTAGGATACTTTGTAGAGTTGTCCCACTCACTGATGTCAGCTTGGTTGAGAATAAAACCGTCAGCGTTTACGTAGCCGCTCCAGTCGGCAGTTTTCTTGCCTTGCATGACCAGTCGAGTTTGTCTTAGACCACTGTCTGTATTGTAAATAGTATCACCGAATACTGTCTGATTGTCGAAAACAATAGCGTGTTCAACAGTACTCAAGTGTAGATTAGTGTACGCAATAGTGTCGCCGTCGCTTAGCACACGTACACTAAACTCTTCGTTGTTTCTCAACACTGCCATGTTCTGACTCTTGAGGGTAATCAAGTTTTGATTGAGAATGAAGTTTTCTTTGTGTAATGTTAGAGGCTGTACGATCAACCCTGATTTGTACATTTTGAATTCTTTAGCGTTTGGGTTCAAGCTAATGATACTACCAGTCTCCCACATTTGCTGAGCCCAACTAACGAACTCGCCGATCATAGCTGTCCAGTCGATTAGAGCATCGTCGCGTGAGTTTTCAAATACCACACCGTGCTCAGTTAACCAACGACCATAGTTGCGTAAGAACTCACTAACGCCCTGAATAGTATAGAACTCAGTGCCGTAAGCGATTGATACTGATGACGCAGCATCGTACACCGTTGATAGTTGAACGGTTGTATTACCGTAAGTAAGTTTCTGATATGGTCCGACTTTTGGCGCTACTGTTTTGAAGTACGGATTAGTAATACTGTTACCCCAAACAGTGTAACCTCTATCAGTTTTTTGAATAATTACACTACTGTATGTCACTTTATCACTAGGTACATTATCGTACAACAAGACTGAGTAACTGTCATCTGGGATTAATAAGCTATTTGACGTAGCACTAGGCGCAGTGTTCTCTGTTAAGAATCGTAGATATTGCTTGTCACTAAAGCCAGCTAGTTTGTATGTTAAACGAACATCGATGTTCTTTAACGTAGTTGCTACTGATGCTTGGCCGTCTGTGCCAGTTTGATTGATGTAGTCTACTACCCAGTTGATGTAACTGTGCTTAGCAGTGCCGTTGCCGTAGATTATTAGATCCGCTGGGTCTAAATGATATCTACCGTTGAATAGATACTGATCTAAGTCTGAGTCGTACTTATACATGTCGCGGTCAGCATTCAAGTTATAGAAGTCAGCTGGTTTTAAAACACTCATCAACTTCATCAAGTCGAATGGCCAACTACTACTCTTCAAGTAACTAGTTTCAGTTGGACCTTGATCGCCGGCTACCCATCCACGTTCGAACGTTAGACTGTCGTAGTTTTTAATAATCTTTACTAGAGGATCTATTAATGCGCCAGCATCATCCACCGGTAGTGTCTTTAGGAGTCCAGGACGAACACGAGTGCTGTCAATGTACGGTGTACCGTTGTTCCACACTCGTCCATCAGCAATGTCTTGCCACATTAACATGTTGCCTGTTGTGTACGGAGCACTACCGTAACGACTGTCCCACCATTGAGGTTTAGTAGTAAAGCCTAACATCTCCCATGGAGCATCCGCTGGGTTGCTAGTGTCGTAGAACCAGTTGTAGATGCCGCGCCAGTTACCTTGTTTTAATAGAGTGCTGTCGGCTGTATTTGTTGCTTTGTTGTAGTTAAATGAGAAGCTATTAGTGTGCGAGAATACTTGACGACGATAGTCACCAAGTTTATTTTTGCCTACCCAGTTCAAGAAGTTAGAAGTATATGTTGGTAAGATTTCTTCCCAACTATAATCAGTTTTACGCCACTGACCAGGAAACACATCAGTGTATTGTAGTGGAATATCTCCGCTGACTTTTAAGTTGTTGTAAATTCTAGTTTCGAATTCGAGCAATGCTAGATCGCGGAAGTCATCTAACTTACCGTCAGTATATGTGCCATACAATCTGTTGTGACTGCCGTCGTGACCGACGATGAAGTAAGTCGGTTGAGTGTACGTAGCATCTAGCTTGACATGCGGTATAGTTGCTGGGTACAAACCTAGTTTTGTTGGGGTGTTGGGGATATAACTACCCCACGTCTGATTGTATTCTTTGACTGTGATTGTTGTGCTAGTTGATATTGAGCGTTTAATAGTGACACTAGGTTCAGTGGTACTTGGAAAGTAATCCACGCCTCTGATTAGCTGAGATGTCGTAGTAACGCCATCTACTGTTTCCGTAATATACACGGCTAGACCGTAGTAGTTAGCATTAGCAAAGTCATAAACTCTACTAGTAGCAAATGTAGCAACCGTCACCGCCGCACCAAATGAGTATGTATTGACACTAAATGGGCTACCGCTAACGATCATGTCACTCCAATAGAAAGAGTCACTTTCGTTCTTAGCACTAGAAATCTGATAGATGATGTCATCTAGGATGGTGTCAACTGTTTGATATACACTGTAATCACCAGTGTACGCTAGTTGTAGCAACGTATGCTTATAATCCATGTACTCGTCACAGTTGTACTGTAGAGCATCCTGAATGTTGTACGATGACTTACGTAAGAATACGCCAGGTAATAACAGACTAGCACTATTCTGAATAATTGTGTTGCCGTACTTTGCTAGGTCGCCTAAGTTGCCCAAGTTATTCTGACCGAATACTACACCAGCTGCGTTCGGAGCATTACCAAAGATGCTGTTGTAGTAATTCTTCAAGTCACCAGCAGCAACACTACTGATTTGTGTATTGAATGGGTTACTTTGTAAATTACTTGGAATCTGGTAGTACGCAGTCTTACTTACCTGATCACTAATAAGTTGTACTGATACTTGATCGCCCACTGATAGACCATCATTGAATGTTACTATTGTAGTGCCGATAGTAGTATCAACTGTCGTCTTGTAGTATGAGCTATCAATGAACTCACCATTCTTGTATATTTTTATAGGAGCCCATAGAGTCTGCGCTTCTGAACTCATTGCCACATCACACACAAGACCGCTCTTGTTGACATCAGTCACGTCAAATATGAATACTTGATATTGTACACTCGGAGCTACTGCTTTTACCCAACCGGTGCGTTTTACTGTAGCAGTTGTCGTTGGGCGATACTGGGCGTAACCATCACTGATCATCTTTGTAATCGTTGAACCGGTACTATCATTGGTGTAAGTGAACTTGTCGCTATTCATGTGAACAGTGAACAAGAAGTCACCAGTATTGGCTGGACTACTGTATGTTGTCGCAAATCCTAACACGCTGTCGTTAGTGCCAGTGCCAATAGTGTAGCTGAACAATTTAGAGCCCGCAAATGATGAGTTCATGTAGAATGAAGTATCAGAGAAACTGATTTCATTATCGTCAACGATGTCGAACAACGGGCTTTGATTAATAGCGATTTTCTTTTGACTCTGAGTCCAGCCTTGATCGCCCGCCGGACGAATTACGCCAGTGGTGTCAATCTCAAAGCGCCATGCCTGGCCTAGATAATCTCCTGGACCAGCAGCAACATAAATTTGACTGCCAGTCTCTACTGTTACGTTAGGCAGAGGTGTTAATGCGATGATTTTTTTAGCATCTGCGCCCGCTTCTACTGTTGTTACTTTGTACACAGTTTTACGAACGTTGATGTCATTATCGTTAGCGAATACGACGGTAGTATCGTTTAGTAGACCGATCTCAGAGATGCCAGTTACCTTCATGTCATATGAACCCACCGTAGCTTTGATTACTGGGTGATATGTAGTAGTGCCGTTTAATACAGTTGGTGGCAAACTAACAGTGATGGTAGATAGAACGTTATCGATTGAGCGAATTACGTATTCTTTAGTGGCATCCAACTCAATCGGCAAGTTGCCAGAGAATGTTACTGTCATACCTTCTACTAAATTAGTAGTGTCATTGACGACAATACCTTCCGTTGATACTCGATTACTAGTACGATTAACGTCTGTCTTAACTTGAATGCCGTTACTACCGGCCACTGTTGATAGCGCATCTTTTGTACGAGTGTCGATAAAATCTACAATGGCAGCATATGACTTGCCGCTGTTATACAACGACATATTGCCTTGAAATTCTACAATAGGGCGCTGAGCGCGGGTTTGAGTGTTGTACTGATTGTTAGTTACATCGCCATTGTATTTGACAGTAGCGTCGATTACGCCTTGATGGAACCAGCGATTACCTCTACTCCATGCGTTTCTATCTCTGCTACTTCTATTGATTACGATGTAGTCAGGCTGAATAGGCACGTAGAGAGAAATGCTCCAGTCAACAGTATCATACGGATCATTGTCCCACGGTGTATAGATGCCGCCACCAGTAACTTCCGTACATAGCAGTTCGCTTGCTGGCACTAAAGTGATTGATGTACCAACGCCTTCTACGTAGTAATCTACGTTAGCGTAATTAGACGGAGTGACTGTACCAGAGAAGTTTACTTTTAAACCATTGACGAATGCTAGGCCATTTGGCGCCGTGTAGTTAGTTTTGCCTAAAATATCAGTGACATCGACATCTTCATAGATTAGAATAGCGTCAGGCCCTAATGGTAACCAGTAATATTGTGCATAGTTTACCAGTTTATCGATATCCGCGAAACTGTCCCAACTGTAAAAAGTGTTGCTGAATAGTTTGTTATGATTTGATGTTACGCCGCCGCCGTTAGTAAGAGCAGCAATGATGCCGGGATAGTCGATAAAATCTTGAGCAATCTGTGTGTCTTCTTTTAGAAAAACAACAGCAGGATCTAATTGATAATTACTGCGACTCTGTGTAGTCTCTGTGACGTAATTGTCACCGGCCTCGATAGCATAGCCATATTTGTTACCGATGTAACCCTGGACACGGGTCATGTTCGGCTGTTTGGTTAGAACATCCAGCGTTGATGATAGAAACTGATCGTTAGTTTCAGTTTGAAAAATCTCTGGAAGAAAATCGAGGGTTCTGACTTGGTTCACCATTTTATACTTTACCTGTTGTAGATATAGTATTTATCTTGGCAAAAACGCTGATTTTCTTATCGATTCATGTTACTGGCGGTCAAACTGCTTAGTACCACAATGTCACTTACTGTTGCGCCATTGACGAAAATCTCGTATGGAGCACTTCGCACTTCGTACATATCGCCGAATTTTGCGGTCGGGTCGCTAGATACCAGGATCACGGAACTAATCATTGAGCCTAATTGACTGTGTAGATAAGCACTCAACTCAGAGAAGTAGAACGTGTCACCGAAATTCCAGTTGTCAATCGAAAAGTATGTGTTCATCGCCGACAACACACTACTACGTATTTGAGTATCACTGGCAGTGGTCTTGGCATTTTTGACGACTTTGATGGTTGCTTGAAGTGATGCTATTGCTTTTGAGCCAAACAGTGGCTTAAATGTCACGCTATTCAGCACTACACTATCGCTTACCATCTTGTAGCTGTCCAATTCACCGTATGACTGCTGTAGTTCATTTAGTGTCGGCTTGTCGGGCTCAGTTAGAGTACCCGTGGTGTCAGTAATCCAATTTGTATAGTTAGTATAATAACTCTGAGTAACTAGATACAAATCGATGATGTTAGTTGTTGATGGATCAATTCTACTTGTCTGTCCGCTGTTATGACGATATTGAAAGTTCAAGCCATCAGTGCCAACAGCAGCGCTGTAGTTATCCGTAACATCCGATAATTCTAGTACGATAGGGTAAGTCGCTGGGATTTCCGAAGAAATATAGAAACGCTCTGCTACTTTCGACTCATTCGTCAACGGCGTTGTCAACTGAACGGTAGTCTCCGTCTTGTACGTGAATACCTTGTCGCTGATTCTAGTAATTGTGAACTTGCCATAATACGGTCTGGTGTAATCAGTGATGGTTGTTTTATTTCGTATGATCACTGTGGTTCCATCCAACAATTTATGATCACTATTACACGTAGCGGTCACTAGATAATAGTTTGTTCCTACCATAATTTCTGATGTTAGATTTATGTCTAATGCTGATGGACAGTAGAACACTTGACCAGTTTTATACTCATAAACAGCATCACTTACCTGTGCTAGTGATACTAGCGAGTCAGAGTAAACCACTGTATCTTTTGCTAGTAACTGTGTTGTGGTTAGTCCTGTGGCATCTCCGACAGCAGTGGAGAAGAATACAGTAGTGCCTACTTTAATAGTGGGCTCAGTTGTACTATCAGTTATCACATCAAAGAAATTTGGATTAGATGAGTAACCAGTGGTTTGATTTATCGGAGACACGGTCACTTGAAAATCATCTGCGTAGCCGTCACTTTGAGCTGGCTGACCGATGATGTTCAAATAGGTGTCAGATTGTCCTGGAATTAAAACACCGACATAATCACTAAGCACTTGTCCTGTTTTTGGGTCATAAACACGTTGACTGCTATCGTATGTAAATCTTACTTCCGATACGCTAGAGAATGAGTATTTGACGTTTCTAATAGACACAAGATAGTTACTATCAGTGGCGTTATACTCGAACTTGACTAGATAATCATTACGTAGTTCAGTTCCAGTGTACGTAGGGATATCAATCACTGACCAGCGCTCATCAGTAACAATTTTACCATTGCTGAACTGTAGGGCAAAGTTTTGCTTTAGTCTAATTTTAGCAAGAGCCTCTGTGCTGATTGTAGTACTTAATGTGGTGCTGAACTCAGGAATGATGCCTTTAGTGGCTCTAATCATTGTATTCTTTGGTACATAACCACTTAGGGTGATCGGGCCAAGCCCTGAACTTAAATTACCTATACCGTAGTTATAGCCGTCGCCTACAACGCCGTCAACTGCTACCCAGATACTTTCTTTACCTGTTTTGACTGTTGTCAATCTGTTGTTATCATCGAAGTACTGACCTGCTACTTTAGGAACAAACTCCAGTAACGCTCCCTTTGTGATAAATCTAGCACTCGAACTACTGAATGAGCCCACTGCGATTGGCGCTTTACTACCAGAAGAGGCAGCGGTAGTGAAGAAATATCCAGTAACTTGAGTTCCGTTTATAGATGTTAGCCACCATTCCGTTTCGGGGACTTCCGCTGTGACTGGATACTTAGTGTAGTATGTATGATAGTACTGTAGTGTGGCGGATTCTGCTAAAATGGCCGGCAGAGTGCTACTTAAAAACTCAGTAGCATAGTAAGTATTAGAAGTAGAGAATGTTGTTGTGTATGGTGTATTGTCAAAAGTAATTGCGCCGTCGTCAGCAAACACGTTAGTAGAACTGTACTTACCTGTTGGGTCAAGCAAATCTAGATTGCGTGACACGCCAATACTCGTTCTGTTCAGAGCTTTTGATTTGATGATTGAGTTGTATAAAGTAAACGGAAAGCTGGTGTAGTCTTCGCCGTTAACCATACGATTTTGTGTATAGAATCTAGCAGGAGCACGTTCTTTGATTGCTGATAGTGATTCGCGATTTTGAGCAGTGCTGTTGGGAGTTTGTAGCGAGAAAGTGACTGTTAGTGTCTCTTGGCGACCACTACGACTGACGTAATTGATGTCTACAGAGATACCAGACATTTCTGTTGGATTAATGGTGTATTCTAGAGCATTACTGCTACGGACATACGCACGAAAATTACCGGTAGGTATTGTCGAGAACACGCCGTCGCCAAAAACATAAGTTACTTCATCGTTTGCTCTACTCGTCACACTGTACAAACTCTTTACTGAGGCGCCATTACTATCAGTAGATGCGGTATATACGTTCTGAACTTGAGTCCATAGATCAGTTGGTGTACCAGTGGTGTCTAGCTTGTACAACCATGTATCTGAATTGTTAACACCCTGTACATTTATTAGTTGCATATTGTTTTGAATTGCTTCGGCAAAACTAAAATCAACAGTTTGTAAACTACCTTGCTTGAAGTAGAAGAAAAATCCAGTGTTTATGCTACCGTATCCCAGTTTATCATTTCTATACAGCATACTAAACTGACTGTTGGGAGCTGGCGGTAATTCATACAAGTAGTCTTGATTTAGACTAGATATAGACACTAGCTCGAAGTTCATTGTGGTGCCACCGACTTGTGCTTGATAAGTTGATGTAGGAAGTTGCGAGGCAGGAATGTTGATAGTGTACTCATCAGTTTTGATGCCTAATAAATCTTGACTGTTGCCGGGCTTACCTATACGCTGATTATTAAGTAGAGTAGCATTAATTACTGTGTTGAATTGTTCTTGCCAGCTTGAATTTGATGGGTCATTCCATAATATCACACGATCGCTTAGTTGATTGCCGTTGATGTCAGTGATGTTTTCAGTAGTAGATACTGCCGTAACTTTTACTAGACCCTGCGCTGCGTTGTTTCTCTTTGGATTATAACTAATTAAGTTGGCAAGTTTAATTACAGAGTCGCGGCGCTGGGCTGTGTCCATGAAGTTCTCGCGGGCGTTTAAGTCACCACGGAATGCTAACGCTTGTCCCATATATGCCATGACATCGAGTAAGGCAACGAATTCACTTGACTCAACATAGTCATTGAATGTCTCTGGATAATTTTGCGTCAGGTAGTCAATGAAGTTTTTGCGTAGGGATTCGTAGTCATACGACTGTAAATCAGCGCTGCTGTATGCCTGATACAGCTTTTGCCAGTCTTGTGCGCCGAATAAACTTGATTGTCTTGATGTTGATGCCATGTTAGATTTCCCGTGATTTAGTATTTATCACGCTGAAAATCACTGACTTTTATGAGATTTGTGAGACAGTGCCTGTACTCTTACTAAGACTTAATCCAATGATGCTTATTTCTGCGAACGGATTAAACTCAACTTCCATCTCTATACTCACATCATTCTCGCTTGGCGTTACAGTACATGAGTGTAGGATTACTCGAGGATCTAAGGCAATCACTCTTCTGATTTCACTTTCCATTTCGGCGTGTAATTCATCAGTACTTGGATCAAACACATAGCTCCAGATGGCAGTGCCATATGTAGGATTGCCTACCTTTTCACCCTGCTTGATTGACAATGAGTTCATTAAGTCCCTAACGATTAATTCTTTGTCCGTGAGTTTGAACTTCTTTCCTAGTGTCTTATTTTCGATCAACAGCCCATCAATAATTTTTGATGCTGGAGTGTTAATGTCAATCGTCGAAAAGCCGGTAAATAGTGCCATGATGTATTTATGCGCTAACTGTAGCCTGATACTTACCCTGAGCAATAGCTAATTGCTCTTGGGCAGTATCTAACTCAGCTTGAAGTTTACTGATCTGAGAGTAGCCATCGTCCTGACTAATAGTTTTAGCTGCTATTTTTTCAAATATTGCGCCTATTTTCTGATCAATGATGTCAACAGCAGACTGCTTATCCTCAATGGCGGCCAGTGCGGTTGCTTGTTTGTTGACTGCTTCATCAGGATCTTCTGTCGATTCTGTATCATTAGTCACTGCGCCCGGTCTTGGAATTTTTGGATCGCCTAGTAACTTGCCTTGTACTGCGGTCATTGATGCCTTTGCTGACTTTGCCGTGGCATCTCCGGACATAACTGGCATTTTTATTTGGCCTGCCGCTGAGCCGATCGATGCTAGGCTTGTTTCTAGTTGTCCCATCATGCCACTCGCTGCTGTTTGTGCTGATTTCAAAGCACTGTCAGCAGTGCCCATCGCAGTCTTCATTGAGCTACTTATGGTACTGTTAACGCTGGCCATGATATTGCCAGCGCTTTTAGACAGGTCAAATGATGAACTACTGCCGCTGGCAGATTTAGTAGCAGACATTATTGATGTTAGTGGGTTGCCGCCTTTCGACGACACTTGAGTTGCGAAGGCACCAATGCCTCCAGGCAGAGCATTGATACCAGAGTTAAGAGTGTTGCTTATTGATGACATACTTGGCATACTTGCTGTCGCCGAAGATAGAAAACTAGTGCTTGCTTTTGCTTGCTTTTGCTTTGCCGCAGCTAGGTTTTTTTCTGCTGTAGCAAGAGCTAATGAGTTCGTTTCTGAATCATCTTCTCTGTATTTTTTCTTAGCATCAAGCACAGCTTCTTCTAATGCTGCTACTTCTGCTTTTGTTTCTTCTACTTTTTTGTTTGCTAGTGAAGCATCACTGAGTTTAATAGCACTAGCAGATGCTGAGACTTTGCCTAGGGTGTTCGTTACTCCTCCCTTTAATGATACAAAAGAACTTTCTACTGACGAGAATGCCTTTTCCGCTGTGCTTTTTAGTCCATTTAGGGCACCAGTTGCTGATTTTGTCGCAGAATCCATCATGCCACTGATGCTAGTAGCGATTCCACCAGAAGTTAGTTTATCTGCCATACCGCCCGCAGACTTACCGCTTGAGAACATATCAGATAAACTGCCTACTGAATTTGGCATCTTGATACCTAGACCTGATGACGGACTACTACTACTTAATAGTTTTGTAACTGCTCCTACTCCAAGAACTGCCGCCGCCATAATTGGGCCGCCTGCTTGTGCTGAACTTTCTTTGCCGGTAAGTATCCCACTTGTTTGAAGAGATGCTGCTGATTTTGATAATACAGTCTCTATTGCTTTTGTCTGCGGTTGGATGTTGTTAACTAATGTGGCGGAAGATGTAGCGCCGCCAGAACCAGTCATTACTCCATCTAGTGCCTTTGTTGGTGACATGCCTTTACTGATTAGCATTGCGGTTAATGAACCCGAACCAGGAGCTATAGTTCCCGCGGCTTCTAGTTGCGTTGCGGTCACGCCGGTAGTACTATTGATAACGCCAGCTGATTTCTGGTCGTCGCTGGATAATTTCTGTACATTGACTGCCATCTGAGCAGTTATTGCTTGTACTGCTGTAGACGATAGTGGACCAGCGGTAGCGGTTGATATTGGCGCGGCATTAAGCTCGGCCGCAGTTACTGGGTTTGCCGGCACGGCGGGCGTTGATGTGTTTAATGTGTTGATTAGTGGTGTAGGCATGATTAGCTTCCTCCTGCTACGTTGTTGAATGGTATATCAAGTCCGGTGCCGCTGCCAATGTACGGTTGATGCGTTGGTACTCTAGTCGCGATGCTCTCTAGATTAGGAGATGCTGATAGCCATCCTTTTGATTCACTAAAAAGTGTATCAGTGTGATTAGTCTTTGACATGGCTGCTACCGCCTGAGCTTCTGATGGACTATCTGAATTCAAGTTCAATTTGTCGCCCTTCAGTGACAAGACACCGCCTGATTTTATTCCAGCACCGCCTCCCGCGGTCATAGCAATACTAGCATCTGCTTTGAATGAGAATGAACCCGTAGTATAGCCTGCAAATGCGCCGCCTGCTCTTATTGAATAATCTTTTTTACTCTCGTGATTAATAGACTCGGCGTTGACATTCATATTTCTACCAGCGTGCATGTTGATATCTCTATCAGCGTGAAAGTTTATATCTCCCTGAGTTCTTACATTGAATGAGTTAGTTGAGTAGATATCTACCGTGCCCTCTTTGCCCAACTCTACCCAACTCTGACCGTTAGCGTGTGTAATGAACAGAGCTTGACCGCTATCACTCATTGTGATTTGATGTCCGCCCGCTGTTCGTAGTCTGATGTGCTGATCTTTTCCCTGTAATGAGCCGTCGTCCATAACGAATGTATGACCGCCCGTTCTGCCTAGTTGCTTGAGCTTACTGGGGTCCACGCCGTTCTTCACTGCTGTGCCCAATGTCGCTGCGTTGTAGCCGCCATCATAGATCGCGCCGCCAGGCGTTGAGATACCGAATACTCTACTAGGTGATTCGCGCTGAGCGCTGCTTCCAATGACGCCTCTGATGTCATCTCTGATTAGACCTTGCTGTGCTAAGATGCTTGCTTGGTAGCTATGAACGGGCTTAGTTTCGTTATAAGGCTGACTACTGTTTCTTACGCTAGGGTTAGCTGTATTAATTTCACTTGTCGGTAGTCGATTGGCTCCCGCGTATGCGCCAGCTTCACCATCGTTTGGTTTTACTTTTGATGAGGCTCCGATCGCCGGGACCATCTGGAGTAAGCCGACTTTCGGCACACATCCGATATAGTAACCTTGACCCTTGTTACCGTTGATGAAGATACACACTACTTCTGTTCCAATGTCTGGACTTGAAGCCCAGAATCCGTAACTATTTGGGTTGCCCAAATAGCCGCCATCTCCCGATTTATCTGGACCAGATTTTGGATTTTTACCGGAACTAGAGATGCCGATGAATGGACTCATATAACTAACGGGCGTCCAGTTGTTGGATGAATCAGGATCACTGCCACCGAATGCCGCGATATAGACTTCGATCTTGCCGCTGCGAGTTTTGTCCACATTATTCTTTACTACGCCGATGAACGGGCCTGATTTATTTCCGGCTCCTGATTCGGCATATGCTTTGGTTGGTTTTTGACTCTTATGTTGTGCGTTAGTTGCCATGATTATGCTCGTTGGTTGGTATCTTCACTCTGTGGTGGCGTTTTTGCGGTCACGGTATCATCTAGTACCGTTGAACCCTGTAGTGTGTTATTGACAGGACTAGAAGTTGCTTGCTTTGATGAACTAGTATTCGCGGTACTACCAGCGTCCTTCGCATCACTGGTGGTGTCTTCTTTCTTAGTCACTGTGGTCGGTGGAGTATTAGTAGTTCTTGTGTCTACTGCTGTCTTTGCTTCACTAGCATTCCCGCCTGATGCCGGTCCATTCGCTGCTGTGGCTGACGAGGCATTGTTGACTGGCACTGATTGAGATGCTGCGGCAGATACTCGAGGATCAGACTCCGCATTCATTCTACCGCTGGCATCCAGTGATGATTTTGCGTTGCCTGGTCCAATAAGGTCTTCAAGGGGCGGCACTTTACATTCAAGCGTTTGTAGAAATACTCCTTTAGATAGAGTACTTACCACTCTAATAACATTGAAGACAATCCCGTCTATACCGGCGTCTTTTGCTGACGTTGATTCGTAAAATTGAACTTTGTCACTAACATTGAGTAGGCCAGTTCCTGTTTGATCGCCGGCGTCATTTATGCCATAATCAGTAGCCGTATTGAAGTTCAACTGAATGAACACTTGGCCACTGTTGATGTTGATGCTTCTATCTTTGTTGAAATACTTTGTGCCTGGTTGATATGTCACCCCGATGTTAGTAGCTAAGTAATCAGGATCGCCTAGAATTTTTAACTTTGCTTTGTTTGTATCTGCTGGACTGTACAACTGAGCTTTGACCATGTCGTTTAGTTGACCTGCTTTGTTATTGTTGCCTGAATTGTTAGAGCCCTCCACTGCGTTTGATACAGCTCTAGGTGTGTTGTCTTTTGGCTTGTCAACCGGATCAGCGTCTGGGTTAGTAGGCATGTCAGCTAACATGAAGAACAAGTTATCAAACTGTTGTGAGTATTCTAATACTTCGCTGTTTTGACCCGTAAAGTAATAGTGATAGAATTTGTACGGGCCAGTATATTTGCTAGTAGCACCCACGATGTCACTACGTAGGTACGGCACAGAGAATGGACGAATCTGGTATGTGAGGTCACAGACCCAGTTGCCGTTTTCTCGGGCGCGTGGCACAGCGTACGGCGATAATGAGTACCACTGTAGTGTGGCGGTGGGTGATTTTTTGACAGATTGCGCTTCTGCGTCCTGACTGATTGTTTTTGTTAAAGCATCACTAATAAAATTACTTTTGACGATGATGTTATCAACTACGCTTACTAGACTTGTGCCAGCAGGCACAGAGATACTTTTCTTGCCTTTGGGGATACTTCCAGCTTTGTAACTGTCAGCGATGGTTACTTTACTCAAGTCAGTAGCAGTTGACACAGGAGCATTGTCTGCTGTTGCTATCGTCTTGTCAACTAGACCACTCTTGCCGATCACGCTCTCAGTAGGCGACACTTTTTTGCCATCTTCATCATAGAACTCGAATGTGTACTTTGTCGGCGTATCGATTACGCCGCGATCTTTTTGATCTTTGCCCTCGTTGTTGAGTACCTCAGACAAGCCTCTGATACCCGCGCCAGTCACTGCGCCAAGAGCTTCCGCTACTGTGCCTGCTGCAATTGTGAAATCTTTTTTGATCGTACTGTTTATTGTGCCATATGCAAATGTATCACTAGCCGGTACTGCTGTCATGTCGTAGTGAGTGACTTTGTTATCTAGCTTGAACTTCATGCCGTTGATTTTGATGCCGAAGTATCGTTGAATTACCGCATTCTTGTCCCCGTCGCTGCCGCCATTGTCGTATCCAGCCACCTCCGGACTTGTCGCGGACATTACTGTGCCGTTGACATCGTAGCCGTAGAATTTGATGCCTAGAACATAGAATTGATCAAGTGGATTGATTGTGGTATTTGTTGTGATTTTACTTTCGAGATTAATCGCTCGACTAGTTTTGCCTATGTCCTGCACGAAGCTGAATCCGGTAGGCTGAATGATCTTGAATTTGAATTCAGTACTAGCAGTGGCGCCATCACCGCCGCCGGCTGGCATGATGTTAACTATCGTGAGATCATCGATGAAGTAGTCTAGACCAGCTTCTCCATCGCCCAGTTTTCCAGAGAACGTGATTGCTCGATCTTCAATATCGCCGTTGATGCCGCCGCTTTGTGCTACGATGTACACGCCTTTGCCCTTGCCCTTGATGCCAGACATTGAGCCACCGGCAAGAGTGAAGTTCGTGAATGCTTCCGGAGTCATCATGTACAACACAAGAGAGTATGTGTAGCTACTGAACTGACTAAGTGGGTTGATCATTCTCACGCCAGGGATTTGCGGACCAGTGTAGTCTGCGCCAGCAGTCGTCGATTGTTTGGCGGTGCTGGCCGGTGTTGTTGCTTTTGGCGTAACTCCGCTTGCTTGCCCCGCAGTTGATGCTGTGGTAGCACTAGTGGTAGCATCTTCTGTTTTTTTGTTCTCTGCTACATTTGTTTTGTTTGCGGCTACATCATCGGCTGTTTTCTTGGCTGCTGCGGTAGCAGCTGCAGCATTAGTGTCCAACTTTGACTGAATTAGTGATATGTATGAGTTCACATCACTGGCGGCGGACGAGGCTCCTTCGTATCCTTCACTGTCGGCAGTTTGAAGTCTAGATAGTACTTCCTTCAGTTGAGCAAGGATACCAGCATCACTATTATCAGCAGCTCTTGATTTTGCCGTTAGTGTTTGATAGTCACTAAGCGCTTGTCTAAATTCAGATGATGTCATCTCTTACAATCCTAGCGTTGCTTTTAATGTATCAACATTCGGTATGTAGATTTGCGTACCCGTAGTGAAGTCACCAAGAGGGTCTTTCAGCGTATTAGGATTTCGCTGAGCGAACACCCACCACAATTTACTGTCATCGTAAAGATGACTAGCTAGTAAATCAGGACGATGATTGTACGCGGGCTCGATTGTCCAGTAATAATCACCACCGTCGCCTGGAATAGGGCGATTGATCATTACATCTAAAAACTTGCCGTTGACGATTTTACTCGTGTGATACGGACTTGATGCTGAGTAGCCCATTACCAGATACCTCCGCCTGTATTTTTGTTTTGACTGCCGCGTAGTAATTTGCCACTAGCGTAGTCTTTGAGACTGAACTCGTTACTTATCGCATTGCGAGTAACGATGGGTTGAAATGTAAGAGAAATACTAATCTTAGTGGGCACACGGGTCAACGATTGCGAGAGTGTCGGCGCAGCTCCCTCAGCACCTCCGCCCTTCTTACTGCCTTTAGTGACGGCGGCCTTCAATCGCTCGATGAACGCTCTGATGTCACCTGTCTTCTTTTGTTGATTGAATGCTGCTAGCTGAGCGCCGTTGACGCCGACTTTTGTGCCATTGGGGTAAGCGTTGATATAATCAACATCTACTGGTAGAGTGTATGTGAAGTTAGTCAGTACGACAGGATGATTGTCGAACTGATACTGACCGAAGCCAGACAAGTACAGCAGCGGTGGTGGTACGCCACGGGCTGGGGTTTTGTCTTTACCGTAGAACATCTTAGTAGCGCTCTTAAAGAAGTGAATTGTAGCAAGTAAGTAGTTTGCTTCTTGGATGTCTTGCGCGGTGAAGTCTCCAGTGACAGTGACTTGCTCTACTGAACTATGCTGATAGTTGTTGATTGAAAAGTTACTGTGCGTTGGTGTCTGTGTGTCGTACTTAGCAACATACGATACTGATACTGTTGGAGTATACGGGAAAATCACGCCTTTTGTCGATTTGAGTGGTGCTAAGATGCCGGCATCAGCGGCATTGTAGAAATAATCTGCGTTAGGAGCAAGCGACACTCTGAAACGCCAGTCTGGAGCTACCGGATATTTCACTGATGGCGGCTTAGGTGCGGTAGTGACAACTTCGTTTGCTTCCGTATTTACTTTCCCTTTACCAGAAGCAGCTAAGTCAGCAGCAGTTTTTGCTTGCGCTGTTTTTAGTGCTACTGCTCGAGGGTCATCATCGGGTACAACTGTTGATTTGTTGACTTGTGATAGCGGAACTATAATCGGGCCCTGCGCTGCGGCGGCTGCCTGAACTGCCGCCGCTTCTTCGTCAGTAATAGTTGTTGGCTTGACTCCATTCGCCGCGTTGATTTTGTCTTGCTCTGCTTTTAAAGCAGCAATCATCTCACTTTGAGATGGTTGTGGTTGAGTGCTAGCTCTCGTAGCTTCTAGTGCTGCTATATCGGCTGCATTCTTTGCTTCTTGTGCTAATACAGCTGGATCTTTTGGAGGAGCATTAGCGTCTTGTGCTGCCTTGACCGCAGCAATTTGTGCGTCCATCTCAGCTTGTCTTGCCGCTCGTGCTGCTACTTCTGGATCTTCGTTAGATACCGTAGTTGATGATGCTGCCATAATTGTGATTGTCCTTTTTAGTATTTATCAGCATAAATATGTGCCATTTGTAGTTTTTGTCAAGTAGAAATTTACCATTTTCACTTGACAATACTCGCTTCTATGCTATACTGGAACTATCTATGACTACAACAATAACGCCAACAAAACCCAAGAACTACCTCAACAACAAAGACATTTTAGTCGAAATTCATAAGAGTAAGAACACTTACTGCTCTTATACCAAGCCCGAGTATCATCAGTATGACTTCATCGTTGATTACTTAGATAATAGCGACTTAGAAGTGAATTTAGAATATGCTAGTCGTCCTGAAACTATTCAGGCAGCCAAAGTAGCTCGGGCACTACGCACCGATCTTGAGCTGGGATTGACCAAGGGCACCACTGACCCTGCTACCATCCCTGACACCGACTTGATCTTCCGTGTGATGACATGGGATCATATTCCAGTAGCGCCGAAAGCCCCAAAGAAAGTCACAAAAAAGAAAAGTGCTAAGGATATTATCCAGTTCGACGATGACGGTGAAGATTTGTTTGCCGAGTTGGAAGAAGCGTTACCAGCAGCGGCGGAATTGGGCGACATGGTCCACATTCGCGTGAACTTCCCGCCATTTCAGCACTTCAAAATGAATTCGGTTGGCAGTATGGTCTGCGTAGGCAAGTCACATTGGGAAGGTGACATGAAGACTGGCGAGTTTGCACGAGACAAAGGCCAGATTACCAATACACTTGCTCGTATGTACTTGAAGTTATGCGAGAAGTATGGCACAAAATGGAACTGGCGTGGCTACTCGTATAACGATGAAATGCGCGGTAGTGCTGTGCTCCAACTTACCTATGTTGGACTGCGCTTCAATGAAGCAAAGTCAAACAATCCATTTGCGTACTTTACCGCTGTACTCAACAACTCATTCTGTCGTGTGCTCAATACTGAAAAGAAAAGTCAAAGTATCAGAGACGACATCATGGAATCTGCGGGTCTCGCCCCATCATTCACGCGGCAATTTCAATCCGAATATGCTAGAGAGATGCGAAGAAACGACTAAACGGTTCGGATAAACTAAGTTCCAAAAAGGGTTGACTTGTTCCGCCCTTTTTGCTATACTAATATGAGTTATAACTATCTATACATTCAATGAGCAACTTATTCAAAAAAGCAGCAGTTTTCACCGACATCCATTGGGGGTTGAAGTCGAACTCCTTACAACACAATACTGATTGTAGCAACTTCATTGATTGGTTCATTGCCAATGCTAAGAAGGAGGGCTGTGAGACTTGCTTCTTCCTGGGTGATTGGAATCACAATCGCGCTGCTATCAATATTCAAACGCTACACTTTGGCCTTAGTGCGCTAGAGCGTTTGAGTAAGGCGTTTGATCATGTGTACTTTATCGCCGGTAATCACGACTTGTTCTTCCGCGACAAGCGTGATGTTCATAGTGTTGAGTGGGCTAAGCATCTGCCGAATGTAACCGTGGTTGATGGTTGGTTCGAACAGGGCAATGTGGTCATTGCTCCTTGGTTAGTTGGCGAAGATTGGCGGCAACTTGAACAGAAAAGTGGCAAGTACCTGTTTGGTCACTTTGAACTACCACACTTCATTTTGAATGCTATGATTGAAATGCCAGACCATGGCGAATTACAAACAACTCACTTGAAAAAGTTTGACCGTGTGTTTAGTGGTCACTTCCACAAACGCCAGCACAAGGGCAATGTCTCGTACATTGGCAATGCGTTCCCGCACAACTTCTCGGATGTGGGGGACGACAATCGCGGCATGATGGTACTCGAATGGGACGAAGAGCCGGTGTACCACATTTGGCCTCAAGCTCCAAAATATCGCATCTACAATTTGTCACAGATGCTTGAAGAACCAGAAAAGTTGCTTGTTCCTGGCAGTTATGTTAAAGTTAACTTAGATATCGAGGTGAGCTACGAAGAGAGCGCATTTTTGCGAGAGACATTAGTGCCTCAATTCGGATTACGCGAAATGACTTTGATTCCCATGAAGACAGACTTAGAGACTGATAGCACTGACTACGCTAATACTGAGTTTGAATCAGTCGATGCTATCATTCAGAAACAAATCGATGAACTCCAGGAGGGAGCATTTGACAAAAAGTTACTACTCGACATCTACCGCGCTATCTAAACTATCCAAATAGCGTATTAACCAACCTTCTACCTTGGAGAGCCTCTTTGATGTTGATTTGACTACCCCGTTAGATTTTAGTGCTTTTCTTAAAGCACTAAGCGGGTAGCCATTA